ATGGAATTCGAAATTCTATTATTCCATTAGATTATAGAGTTTTGGAAGACACTAGAAATAAAATTATCATGGGACAATCGATTGGTAAAAAGAATATATCAGAGGCCACAATGAAAAGAGTTGCAATTCACGAGGTGGGACATTTATTAATGGCCTTGAATAGTAGTCATTTTGATCAACCATCCAAGGTTACTATTGATTCATCAGTGTTTGCTTCCATTGGGTATACAGTTTTTGAAAGAAAAGATGTCGATCAAGGATTTTTCTTGCGAGAATATTGTCATGATCATCTTAAAGTTTTATTAGGAGGTCGTGTGGCAGAGGAAACTATTTATGGAACGTCAGTATCGTCTGGGGCATTATCAGACTTGGAAACGGCGTTTCAAGTAGCCAAAAAAATGATTATGGAGTATGGTATGGGAACTCATATTATCTATCCTCATTTTAGTGAAACATATCGAAAACGAATTGATCAAGAAATTCATCATCTTATTAATAATGCGTATTTAGAGACAAAGGCATATCTAAAAGAGAATAAGGATCTTTTATTGAAAATATCGGATCAATTAATTGAGAAAAAAACATTGTATGCCAAGGATTTTAACGTATCGCCTTTAGAGTAATAAATTTCTTGAAAATATTTTTATAAAAATTTTTATAAAAATGTCACAAACTATTAGAAAAAATCAAAATATTTTATTAAAAGAAACTCTTTGTCCAATTTTATTACGACAAAATCCTTATAAATCGAAAAGTTTTGAAAGCTTTAGTTTATTAAAAGGAGAAAATCTTAATGTTGATAAATGTACTGAAAATGGCATTACGATAAATACAGATGATGGAATTGAAATTGAAATAAGGCGATTTAATACGTATCTTGTTTGTAGTGTAAAATTTCCAAAAAAATTTGAAAACATTATACAAAAATTAAAAAAAGCTCCGTATATGAATTATCGTAATTTTTTGGTTGAATACCCATTACAAAAAAAGTTTGACCATCAAAAAGAAAATCTTCCATATATTGAATTCATAAAAGACGATATAATATTTTACAATACTATGAATGAATCTAGGGAAAAAGATACATTTGTAGGTCCAGAGCGATTAATGATAGAAGCTCGAGCTTTAATTTCAATTTTAAGAGCAATAATCTAATTTTTCATCATACATTTCAAATTGTTTTGACAGCAATTATTCTTGCTTTCAAAACATTTTTTTTGAGGATCCGAATGACAAATTTTAATGGCTTTTTGGTTTTCTGGACAGTGCCATTTACAGTGACCAGAATTTTTTTGACAAGATAGATTTCCATTTTCATCCATAGTTCTTAGCCATAGTTCATTATCTATTTGATTACACTTGTCGGGAGAAAAGGAGGCATCTCTATAATTATATTTCCAAGCATTATTATCAGGACTATATTTGGAACAATAATTACCATAAATTTTATTACAATAACATGATGGATCTTTAGAATGATTACAACTATTTTTACAAATATTTATTTTACAACTATGATGTGGGGTATAGTTTTGAAAACGACATCGTAAAGCATCTTTACAATTTTTTGAACACATATTATTCTTTTCATTACAATAATATAGATAATCATAATCCGACGACTTTATAAAATTTGACCGATCGCAATATAACTGACAGGCCATTTTTCCTTGTTCATCTTGAACTAGATTACAACTTTCTATACAGTCTTCCAATGTGCAAAATTTTTCATGAACCAATTTTTCTTTGCAATTTTGAATCAATGTATGGTTCATATGATCTACACACTCGTTTACACATTTTTTTTGCATTTCTGGAGATGGATTACAATAACCACTTAGTGGTTCGCCCACATTGGAAATCAACTCGCAATTATTTCTTTCACGATTAGGTACCCAACAAGAATACATTTATTCTCAAAAAATATTTTTAAAAATAATTATTATAGAAATGAAAATCGGATCCGGTAGTTCAGGAAATGTATACAGGCCATACCCTATTCAGTGTAGCAATATTAAGAATCTTATACCTGCGAGAGATTACGTAGGTAAAGTAGCGAGTAAAGAAAATCTTTCGATAGAAGATGTTTTGGAAGCCGAAAAAATGAGAAAAGAAATTGATCCAGAAAACAAATTTACTATACCATATTTAGGTTGTTGTCAATCTAATCCTGAAAATCAACATAGCCCTCTTTGGCAAAGAGGTAAATATAACATTCAATATGTATATTCATTTGGAGGAAAAAAATTAAAAGTTTCTGAAAATTTACCAACTTTGGAACAAATGTTCGAGTTTGCTAAAAATTTAGCCAAAATGAATAAAGCCGGATACTCTCACTTGGACATTAAAGAAGATAATATCTTGATCAATGGCAAAGGAGATTTGGTATTAATAGATTTTGATAGATGTTTAGCCCATAAAGATATTTATCACCAATTTTTCCGTGAAAAACTATTTCTTAATACAAGCTATTATGCATGGCCTCCAGAAATAAATTTTTGTTTAAACAAAGCCGGAAAATATGTAAAATCAGTTGAGGAACCTCCAATTGAATTCGAATATTTGTGGAAATCTGGTGTATTTGCCAAATCAAAAATAGTAAAAAGAATCAACAAATATTTGGCTTCTAAAGATTATTACAATTTAATGTTGAAAATAAAACCTATTGATTATGAAAAAATTGACATGTATAGTTTTGGAATCATGTTGAAATTTTTATATGAAAATCCTTCTCCTGAATTTGCTAAACTTATTCGTAAAGCAATTGAACCGATTCCTTCCTTGAGAATTGATTGGGATACATTTTTAGAACAATTTGAAAAATTATGCAAAATTGAAAAAAAAACTGAAGAGTCCAAAAATTAAAAAATGAACAAGGTTTAAAATTTTATTTCTAGACAAATGACAAAAGAAACTATTTTTGATACCATTAAGGAATGTATTACATTTCTTTTGGAAAAAAACAACAAAGCGGATAAGGCTTGTATTGATGAATATCAAAATTTTTTAAAGGATTTTAGTCCTATTTCAAATTTACAAGACATTGAAAATTGTTTGTTTAAAATTAAGGATAAATATCATATAGATATGAATGATAGATATGGAGATGATGAATCTTATCGTGATTGTTTCTTAATTCCCATGATGAGTGTTAGAACTCATATTATGTTTTGTAGATTTGAAAGCTAATTGACTATTTTTTTTGTAAAATTATTTCCATTGGTAAATAATTTTTAAACCTAACTAATAACTAAATCATTCAAAATGCTAAGATGCCGTAAAGATACCCATTTTTCATTACAATTTTCTTTAATCAATGGAAAATAAACAGTTTTTCCTTGAGGAATAAAAAAAAGATAACGAGGATGTATCATCCATTCTGTATCAATTTCACCATTTTCATTAAGAATTTCAAATTTCTTGTTTTTTGGAATCTTGTCAAAAAAAGTAGACTTTTGCAAATTTTCAATTATTTCTTTAATGACGGGTTCTTTAATCTCATAACACTTGTCACAAATAAGTAAAAGTAAATTTGGAGTCAAACCGTAAATAATTGATTTTTGTCCAGCTTTACACATTTGACATTGATCGCAACTTCCTGGATAATAATCTTTAATCACTCCATGGTGGAGTCTAAATCCTTGTTTTTCAAAAATCTTAGTAATTGTTTCCATAATAATTGTATAAATTTGTAAAAGTTGTCTTTCCATAATTAAAAAATTTTAAAATCAATTTTTAATCCAAAAGTAAATATTCAGTAGAGGTTACCAAACTACAAATAGTTAATGCTAAACAATGAGAGCTACAAGTCCAATCTAATTTTATTTCCTCTTCCTTTTTACCTAAAAACATTTTTTCTACAAAATCTTGCCATTCCATTTCCTGAGAGAATAGGGGAATAATATTGTATTTTGTAATATCTAATTGTTGGCATGCAAAAAATCCACCATAAACTGTTTTTATATTGTAAATTTTTCGATACTTTTCAAGCACTGTTTCTAACTGTTCTAAAAGAGGAATTGGCTTTTCATCACCTTCCAAATTCGTCATTTCTTTCTCCATCAATGTCACTAGTCGTGTTTTGGTAATACCCATAAATTCACAAATTGTAAATTCAATCCATTTTTTTTCCAGTTTATTGTAAATACCTTCTACAAATAAAGATTCACTAGAATTTATTACAATTTGACCAGGTTTTGGTTCTTTTTGCGAATGCGTCACATTTTTTGCCAAATAACAATTAAGATTCCAATTGATAATATCCTGTGTAATTTGACTACGTAGCCACATTAAATCCTTTTTCAAATAAACCTTGTACAACTTGGCTTGTTTAGAAAAAACATTAATCAAATACGTATTAAAAAATGCTTTTCCATTCATGATTCCATACAATGTGGCTTGCAATAATGTTTTTTCTTTCCAATCGGACGCCCTAGAAGCTTTGATTTCAAAAATATCCATTGAATCTTTTTCCTCCGCTTTAGGAACTCTTGACGCATCCATAATTCCCTTTAGGAGAGGCATACTCGCATTGACTTGAACTTTTATTTGATTACTATTAGGAACCACAACTCCTTGTAAAGAGGGAAGGATAGTTTTCCAACGCTTGTAAAGAATTGCATTTCGAGTGGAATTGGCTTCTATCCAAATTTTTTGATGGGCATACAAATGAAGCTGTGCATATAAAAAGCTTCCGTGAAAACGAATAGATTCATTGTTAATACGAGGATACTTTTTAATAAATTGATGATAACTTTTTTCTCGCTTTTGAATGTTTTCTATATGATTTGAAAAAACAGAATGATGCTGAATGGCTCCAAAATTAGAAAATTGAAATCGTCCTGTCCATAAAGATAAAATAAGAGATTCAAAAATTAGTCCAGTGAGTGCACACTCTTCCTCGGTGCGAATTGTTTCAACGGAAGAAACAGGGAGGTCCCATGATTGATGCTGACGAATATAACGAAGCAAAAGTTGACGAGTTTCATAACGAAGAATACTTTGCCGAAGAATTTCTGTTACAGAATGCTCTTTTTGTAACATTTCCATCATATCTTTAGGATTGTAATCAAAACTATGACATTCTTTAAGAGGATTTGCTTTTCTCTTTTGTTTTTGTTTAGGATCTGCTAGTTTGAGAATTGGTTTTTCAGTAGGCCTTGGACATTTAGAAAAGCAATCCAAAACTTTACTAAAACGATCTGTATAATTAGGAACATAAAAGGTAATATCTTGTTTACAACGGGAAAGAGCCACTGTAATTAAATTCATAACCAAATCATTAGAAAAATTAGCAAAAGCAAGTTCCAACGGAAATGTTAATATACACAAAACATGTTTTCTTTCCAAACCCTTGGAAGAATTAGCAGTCGTAAGAAAAAGACGATCATCCAGCATACGTTTGTGATTAGGATTAATGTCAATTCCATTGTTGGTAATAAATTTTCTAAATCTAGCAATGTCGCCAAGACTCCCGCGGACTGTAATGGCACTACTAAACGTAAGAATCATTGTATCGTTATGAGGAACCTCGGTCAGCTTCTTTAAAATTTGAGTATTAACAAACTGATAATTTGAAAAAGAAACCCACGTCACTTTGGTTGGAGATTTAAATGTAGAACTACTTTTCCATTGCTCAATAGTTGATTGAAATTCTGGGTAATATTGAACTAGAGCTTCTTTGATTTCCTCTAATATACTCAGCGGAACGCGTGGAGTATCCATCATTTTGAAAACTTTTTGACTACGAGTCGAGACTCTATTCAAAAGATACCACATTAAACTTTCTCTTGGTTCTTTTTGAATCGATTGAAAAACATCACCGACAAACATGAACTTTGCATTTGGAAATAATTTTTTGAAAATTGGATAACATTGTTTTTCCAAATCTTGAGTCTCATCTACAAAAACAAATTGTACATCATTATAGGGAACAAGTTTATCTAAATTTTCACGGACAAATCGTCGTTTCGTTTCAAAATTGAGTAATTTTAGATCGACGTATTGTAATTGTTCACAACATTTCCAGATTAAAGAGTCAAAAGTGCTAACATGAATTTTTCCAACATTTTTTAGTTTTTTTTTAATTTCATTTTTGATACCCAAGTTGAAAGCACATACAAAAATATTATTGGCAATGTCTGTATTGTTCAACACTAGCATGGAAATAATAGCCAACATCATGGTTGTTTTTCCTCCCCCAAAAATTGCTTGAACTATAACTTCAGAAAAGTGCGGTTCAAAAAAAGATTGGATGACTGAAGCTTGTTCAGTTCTCCAAGGGAGATTCCAAGCCCAAGCCAAATTTTGAATAAATTTTATAGTGTCATCTTTACGAGCGAAAGATGAACGAATTTTTCTTAGCTTGAGTTCGCCCTCTAATGTTTTTTTGGTTTTTGAATCAGTATTGAGCCAAGCGGGTTTTTGCATTTTTTTGTTTTAAAAGAGTTTGTTTAATTTGAGTTTAATAAGGTCTTGATAAAAAAAGTTGAAATTTTTATCAAAAAATAAAAAATTATTCAGTTTTTTAAAAAGAAATCAAAAGATTTTTTTCTTCATCCAACATGACATTAGTTAAACTTTTAAAAGCCAAATCTAAGCTTACTTTGTTTACACCCATAATTTCCCATTCTTTAAAATTGATTGAATGATGACATTTGGACAAGTTGTAACTAGCAACCATTGTATTCTGGTGATGAATATGATGAAACTCAATTCCATTCGTAAAAAAACTTACTGGAAATGGAATTACAAGAAAAGTCGATCCTTCTATGCTTGCATCATCTTTATTCCAAGACTCGTTTCTTTTTCTGTAAGGAACATTCACCGAATGTTGTAAATGAAATAAAATACCACCAAATACGGTGCTTAGGTAAATTGCAATTAGAAATGGAAAACATGGGATATGTAAATATTTAATCATGATATAAGCATAAAGAAAAGAAACAAACTTTTGCATTGATACCATACTAAGAATACCATATTTTTTGGCATGATAAAAAAAAGATCCAAAAAACCAAAGAAAAGGAATGGAAAGTGTAAAAAATACAAATGGGTCACGAATAATCCTAATCAATAATTTTTTAAATTTTGGCATACAGTCGTATTCTTTTTTAGTGAATAAAATCGTTTGAGACATATCGTATTTATCTAAATTTCCAAAATGTTTATGATGATGATTATGACCGTTTTTCCATGCAACAAAAGGCATAAAGGTAAGGATACCTAAAATTTGTCCTATATTATAATTTAATCGATTACTTTTAAAAAAAGAATAATGTGCCATATCATGCATTTGTATAAACATTCTAACCATAGTAAGAGCATAAATTATATATCCCCAATAATTGTTACGAAAAATTAAAAAAATTGCCAATAGTTGAGCCAATCCCGATTCTAATAAATTAAACCAAGCTAAATAATTATTCGCCTGAGAAAATTTAGAAATAGTCATTTAATTTTTTTCAGTGCAATTATATAATAAATCATTTTTTATGAATACTATTTGCTTTTTAACACTATAAAATTTTTAAATTGTAATAATAGAATGAATTCTAAACTTTATGTATGTATAATGGCAGGCGGGCAAGGAAAGCGAATGAAAAGCACTATTCCAAAGTTTTTACACAAAATTCAAGGACAAGAAATGATTGTCTTTATTATTAAAGCATGTCTTGAGTTGCCCAAGTTGGAAAAAATTTACATTATTCTTGGTTCTTTGGTAATGGAACAGTGTATATATTTACATGAATTATTTCCAAATCGTTTAGAATTTATAGAGCAACGTAATCCTTTAGGAACTGGAAATGCTCTTCAATGCTTGTATAATTACAAAAACAATTTATTTTTGGAGAACGATACCGTCTTAGTTCTAAATGCCGATATGCCTTTTATTCAGTCTTTTATTTTAAAAGCTTTATTGGAACAAACAAAAGGAAAAAGTGGAATTATTGCTGCCTTTTTGAATAATCCAAAAGGATATGGTAGAATAATTATGAAAAATAAATTTGAATTGGATTGTATCAAAGAAGATAAAGATTGTAAAGACCTTTCCAACAACTTTTGTAATATGGGAGTGTATAATTTTATAGTCAAAGACCTCGAAAATTATTTACATAAACTTGACAATAATAATGCTTCCAAGGAATTTTATTTGACCCAAATATTTGATTTTATTCCAGAAACCATAGTTTATGCTGTTTTTGAAAAAGATACAAAATTTCTAAAAGGAGTGAATAATCCAGAAGAATTACAAGAAATTTCTGTAGAAATGATTAAATTTAAGTAATTAAAAAGTGTACACAAATGGATTTATCAATTATTGGTAAAAAATTAGAATTACAAATGCGACCTAAACTAGTCAAGAAAAAAGTTTGTTTTGTGATTAAAAAAAAATTTACAAAAAAACTTCCAAGTGTTATGGAAAATTGTTCTATTTGTACAAAGCCTTTACAGAGTAAAATTAAAAAACTTTCTTGTCATGAAAAACATGTATTTCATTTTTCATGTATTCGAAGATGGGAAATTATTAGTAAAAAGAAATTATGTCCATATTGTCGTGAAAGATACAATTAAAGTTCTTTTTCAATGGTAAACTCGACTTGCTCGTCTAAAATTTTGGTTTGAATTCGAACAAACGTTTCATTAATAAATGTCAAATTTAAAAGTAAACCGTGTTGTTTAATTTCATTATAATATCCAATTTTTTTACGATACTTGACAATATTCATCCAATCACTAGGTCTTTTAACAATGGTTAAATTTGATAATTGAATTTGACGTTCTCTCCAAGCAGGTTTCATGGTAAATATAGCCGATTCAGCATGGGTTGTGATAACATCTTTTTGAATATTAAAAACCGGATCAATTCGATCTGGAATTCTCCATATTCCATTTAAAAAGGTTATAATCATCCAATTATATCTCATTTACCCTTATTTGTTAAAATAAAAATTTTTTTAAATTAAACAAACTCTTTTCTACAAGAAGGACAACTAGGGTTTATTTTTAACCAATCGTAAATACAATCATGATGATATAATTGAATACATCCACAAGGAATAATGGTTATTTCATCTTCCATTTCGACAGTATCTAAACAAATACTACACTGATTATCTATTTGATTTTCCACATCTTGAATTTCTTTGAATTTTAAATTTTGACAAATTTTGGAATAAACCGTATAAAATTTATACTTTTTATAACACATAGTAAAAACATCTTTAAAGAATTGTGTAATGTAGGGACTTAGGAAAATCATGTAAAAAAATAAAACGGAATAGTTTTTTAAATAAAAATTATAAATAATTAAACCAGAAATACAAAGTATAATATATCCTTTAATAAAATTATCATGACTCATTGTTTATTTATAAATAAAATATCTATAAATCAAAAATGAAAAGAACAAATTTTTTTATAAATTTTACAATAAGCTTGTTCATTATAATGCCAATCGTCTAATAAATCACCCTTTGTAAGAAAAACAGCTGGATCTATATAAAATACATTTTCAAACCAAGAATCCATTTCGACTAATATTTCATAAATCGATTGTCGATCCTCTAAATAAATATGAGAAGGATCAAAAACCCAATTTCTTATATGACCTACTAATATAATTTTTGGTTTATTAAATTTTTGATTTACATATTGAATTAATTCCAAAATGTCATTTCTACATTCTTCTTTACTTTTGGTACGAATCAAATCTTTTCTATAGCCTTCTAACTCCTCTGCTACGGGAAAATAACTTTTTGGATCTAATGCATTTTTCATGGAACATATTTCAAAATAAAATAATTTACAATTCGAAAGTTCTTGACGAATATTTTTTAAAGAGTTTATATAATCATAGTCATTATTTTCTATATATTTTTCAAACCATGGAGATTGAAAAGACATTCCTAAAAGCCTATTTTGATCTTCCAAAGATAAATACAAATCATTCCTTAGAAATTTTAATAATAACAAATGTTGTCGAGCTGTATGTAATTTACCTAAAAAATTATTACCTCCTTTCCATTCAATATTAAAATGATGTAAAGAATTACAATAATGATTTATTTGAGATTGAACGTGGTAATCAAAACAAGAAAGTAATCTACAACTTCCTGAAGCAAAAACAATTGGTTTCATTCTATTTAATATTTTTTTTTTTATTTAATAGAATGACTCCACTTTTGCTACATAACGGATCAAAATTTATTGATCAAACTGGAATGGCTATTTTAAAATATACAGACGAAAATTTATGGGAGCTTTTACAAGATAATCCAAATTTTTTACCTAGAGGTCAAGATACTAGAATTTACAAAAAGGAGGGTGATGTCATAATTTCTTTTAATGACGATAGTAAAAAAGGTTTTCCTATACGATACTGTAAAGTAAACATTAAACCATTTTGTATTTCCGTTTCCAATGTAAAAGATTTGATTAAAAATTCTTATAAATTAGATAAAAATTGCACACTCGTAAATGATGATGTAGTTCAGTATGATTTTATTAATGGTCAATTTAGCACAATTCAAAATAACATTTTTGTTAATACCGAATTATATCACTTTGAACGATTAAAAAAGCTTTATAAAAATCAAATTTATTTTTCGGTAAGTTCTCCTGCCATTCCTTTTACAGAAAATACATTTTTATCCGTTGGTCATGTAAAAATAAATTATCATTCTTCTTTTTTTCAGGATGGCGAATTAAATGAATTTGTTAGCAAGGCAACTCCTCAATTTCATAATAAATATATATACATGATGTTTTTTTACGAGTTTTCAAAAGATTACAAAGTAGAAAGGTTATCCATGTCTTTTATTCCTAATTTTGAAAGTAATGAATCTTATCTTGTATTTCCTTGCGGACTTTTTGAATATAACCAAAAGTTTCACGTTACATTTGGGGAAGATGATACTAAAACAAAAATAGTTATTTTTGATCGTCCAGAAATTGAAGCTTTATTAGAGGATAATCAATTAAATAGGGATCAATTTAAATGTGGATTTTTGGAAAAAGAAAGTATTGATGTTACAGACTTGATTCCAAGTTCTAGTATTCAAAATTGCTTTGTATTTAATAATTCCATGATTCACTTAAAAGATGATTTATTTATAATGATCTATCGACTGGTTTACATGGACTCTGAAAATGAATTTAATAATCCGTTGGATATTTGGCAATATGTATGGGATAATAAAGAATGGAATCCATGCAAAAAGTTTTTATCATAAATGGAAAAACTAAAAATTGATTGATTTAAAAAAAAGAAGATATATAATAAAAGGCAGTGAGTCTTTTTTTTGTGGGATGCTCTCGTAGCTCAGTAGGCAGTAGCAATACGCTGTTAACGTATAGGTCGCAGGTTCAATCCCTGTCGAGAGCGAAAAGTTTTTAAAATTGATATTTAAAAACTTTTTTATTTTGCCTTGTAAATGAACTATACAAAACTGTGTCAAGAGTTTTCCAATTATGAATGTAATTTATTATCAACCGAAAAAGAAATCCAAGAGCAAATGAAAAACCGTTCTATTACGATTTATCACGTCAAAGTAAAAATTTTAGCTAAATGTGGCCATGAACATGAATGCGTAGTCACAAATTTTTTACAGCGTCGAACTGCGGTTATGTGTAAAGACTGTCGTGTTCAAAGCATAAAAACAGTAATGAAAAGTAAATCAAATTCTTTTGAAATTGAATTCAATGGTTATAAAGATATCAAAGCTTTTTTAGAGAAAGATTTTGAGGTTGAAAGAACAAAAGAGGGTTGTAAAGCGGATTTTATGATTCGACCTAAAGATTGTTTAGACGATCAATGGATTGGAGTTCAATTAAAAGTAACTCAAAAAATGTCATTTAAGATGTATACTTTTAGAAATGTATCCAAATCATATGATGATTTATTGATATTTTGTTATTGCTTGGAGGAAAAAAAATTATGGATTTTACCCTACTTTGATATCAAAGATTTAAAAGCAAATTTAAATATATCCGAGCGTTCTAAATATAACAAGTATCTAATTTTGCCAACAACAAATATATTAGCACAAATAGAATCTTTTAAAAACAAGTCTAAATTGTATAACAAAGAAGAATTATTAACTCCTATATCCATCCAAAATCAACAAGAACAAACTTATGCTCAAATACGGGAAAGAAATTTACCGTTTATTAATTTTACATATCCAGATATTGAAAACGGAAAGACAGACTTTTATATTAATCAATTGAAAATACAAGAAAAAATATCATCTACTCTTCGCAACAAAGATATTATAATTTTATGTGTTCATAATAACACAATTGATGGCATTAGAAAATGGAGGAGCTATCAAATGGGTGAAAATGATTTTTATTGGATTCATTTGAAAAATTCATCTCAATTTTATATTATTCCTGAAATAGAATTATTCAATAGAAATTATATTTCGTCCAAAGAAACCTATATAAATAAAGTCTATATAACAATAGACAACAACGATTGGTTAAGTGAGTATTTGTTTGATTACAATTGCCTTGATAAAGATAAAATTAAAGTATTATTGGGTATTTAATGAAATTATTTTTTCAACAAATAAAATGAAAAAGATTGCCTTGTTATTTCTAACATGCGGAGATCTAAATCAACCAAAAATATGGAATAAATTTATTGATTCAAGGTATAACATTTATAATCATTGTAAGCATCCAGAAAAAATTAAAGAAGGACCTTTGTATAATACTCAAATTACCAATACCATTGATACTCATTGGGGAACGTGGACTATAGTTCAAGCCACTTTGAATCTATTGACAGAGGCTTTGAAAAATCAAGAAAATTATAAATTTGTCTTGATATCAGAGTCTTGTATACCTATTTGCAGTTCCAATGAGATTTATAATTTTCTTACAAAAGATGACCATTCTTATATTTATGCATACAAGGCGAATTTAGAAAGATTTAATTATTTACTCGACCCGGCTTATATTTCTAAAGATTCTTTTACTAAACAATCTCAATGGATGACCTTAAATAGAGAATTAGCGTCCTTTGCAGTACAAAAGCAACACGAGTTACTAAATTATTATAAAATGTTTTCTCCGGATGAACATTTTTTTGTCAATTTATTTCTAAAATATAATTTACCATTTAAGAATCAAGAACTAACTTTTTGCGATTGGTCTCAAAATGAATTCCATCCTAAAGAGTTTCAAGTGTTGACTACAAATCAATTAAATACATTTAGAAAAAAGGGATTTTTATTTTTGAGAAAAGTTTCCAAAACAACAAAATTTGTAAAACCGACTAGATTTATTTTTTTGATTATTATTATACTTTTGATAATATTATTTCTTGTTTTACTAATAAATTATTTATAGTAACAATTGTTTTAATTTTCTACATCTATAAGAGTTTAAATACTTTGTAAAATTTCTTGGATTTTCTCGATTACTATCGTTATAAAATTTTAAAAGTTCTTGAAAATCTTCTTCTAATTCTATTTCCTCTTCAGTTTTTTCTGGTAATTCACAATCTATGACTTTTTGTTTTAATTCGTCGTCAATGACACTCGTACTTTGAGATGCTTTATATTCTGGTAATTTGAAAATTTTTGTTAATAATGGTTCATTTTTTTCGTATAATCCAATTTTTCCTGCTTCTCTTATACTAATTAAAAAATCATCCAAATCACCCTCTTTTAGGTAGCCATTTATTTTTGCTTCATTAAATACATAAAGTATTTTTTGATAAGTGTATAAGGTTTCATTAATATCTAATCCAAAATTTTCAAAAATTAAATCATAAAGGTGATATGCTAATTCATGGATCAATTTTTTATAATTTTTTTCTATTTGTTCTGGACTTGGTTTTTCAAGATCATATCTCTGCTTAATATACTTTTTTAATTTCTTTTGACATTGATGCAAAATTAATTCTACGAATTTGTCATTTAAAAATTCTTTATTTTGTTTAAAACATTTTTGTTTTGTTTTTTAAGTATTTGTTCAGCATTTTGCGGAAGTGAGGCAAGTAATGCAGATAGTTTATCCATTTATTAAAACATAAATTTTTAAAAGTTGAGGATATATATAGAATGTGTGACCCGAAACAGAAATTAAACACCCTCCAATGTTTAGCATTTGGACCTCCTTATCAAACTTCCATTAATTTACAAATTTATTTTGGATTAGGTGAAAAACCTAATGGACAACGTATTACTGAGAAAGAATTTGAGGAATTCTTTGTCAATACTATTTTGCCCATTTATGCAAGTTCAACTACTTATACTGCTACTGGATATTACTTGGATTTTGTTGGAAATCCTCAAAATAACTTGACAAAAGTTTTTCAAGTATTAACACTTGACTCTGCTTTTAAAACCAAACAAAATGCTGCTTATATTTCACAGCAATTTTCAGCTCAATTTGGTCAAGAAAATTCTCCTTTTCTTACATTACAATATAGTAATGCAGATTATTCTAATTAATTTTATTTCTTGATTAATAAATGAAAATTAGGTTTTATGATAATGCAGAATATAATTTTGTGGGTATGGATCCTATCATTGAATGTATTTTAGTAACGGATAAGGAACCTCATTCACTAGTTAAAAAAGATTTTAAACCTTATTTAGATATAATTGATTCCATCAAAGAAGAATTACCTGATTTTTTGGCCGAAAAATATTTTATTCGATATCGAGAAAAATTTCCTAATGTATCTTCAGTCTTTGAAACAAATCCTCATTACATGCCATCTCCAGGAATGACAATTTCTCAGATTAATGAATTAATTCGATGGATTTTAAGACATAGGGATGAGCAAAAAATTGTTTTTTTAGATTGGGATCGAACGATAACTTGTTTAGAAGGTATCAAATCATTCGAAACGGCGCCAATTTCAATGTTAAGAGATTATTTAGTATATCTTTGTGGAGGACCCCAACGAATGGCAAAACTTTTGAAACTGTTTCAAGTGATGAGAGATTATGAAGTGGATTATTATATTCTAACCAATAATACCATGGCGGCATCCCATTTAGATCTTTTTTTTCGTTATTTAACAATTTTAGATCCTTTTGCAACTCCAGAAAAAATTATTGCTTCTTATGGAAATCCAAGTAAAAGTGCGACTTTACAAAAAATGTTGAGTAGATGGAGAGCCATTAAAGTTCCAAATATTAGAACTTTACCTAGTTCTCAGTCATTACAAAAACAATTAACTCAACAACAACAAAAGCAACTCAAACAACAACAAAAACAAATGAAACAATTACAAGCATTAAAACAATTTCCTATTGATAATTTTCCATTTACTGTAAAATATAATTCTAGAACTATATCGTGTATTCTACCTCTTTCGAAAACTATTGGAGACTTGAAAGAAAGTTTAGGACCCATATTTTCTATTCCTCCAGAAAATATTAATTTAATTTATCAAGGAAATATTTTAAGAGACAATTCAATTTTAGGATCCATTAAAAATATTCATCCGGGAATGACAATAATTTTGATATCATGGACAAGCGCAAAAAAAAGACAACCATAATTTTTTTTATTGGTAAGATAAAAAAAATGCAAGTTGAAAAAGTAAAAAATCCAGAAACTGGACGTTGGATTAAAAAAGGAGGCAAAATGTATCAAGATTTAGTTAACCGAGGTTTAGTAGGCACTCGTCTAGAACAAAAAACTGCCAAGGCCTTTGTTCCTAAGCAAGGATACTCAGTTCCTTCTAAATTTAAAGATTATCCAGTTGATAAATCTGATATCCCTTGGGGAAATAAAAAACCAAGCAGTAGGGGACAAAGAAAAACTTTATTAGAAAAATGTGGAGATTCTTGTTTTTTGATTCCCCAAGAATTAAAATTCCCAATTTGTAATAAATACGAATTGGATAATTCTTGTTCTTACAACTGTAGAGGAATTAAAGGAGCAGCTTCTAGAGCTGGAGAATGGAAATATAAAGATGTATTAAGTAAAGCAAAAGAATTATCTAGTAAATATGGATGTTATAAAAATAAAAATAAAAATTGATGACTTGTTAAAAAAACATTATTTATTTAAAAAAATAATGTTTCGTGTTAACTTTGTATTTTTGCTACCATTGCTTTTTCAATTTGTATACTCTCAAGAGTTGATTAAAATCAATTTGAAATCTGTAAATAGATCCTCTATTATTCTTCATGACTTTCAAAACAGTCAATATTATGGTGATATCACAGTAGGAGGTCAAACGTTTTCTGTAATTTTTGATACGGGATCTTCTAATCTTTGGATTCCATCCAAAAGTTGTTCAACAAGTTGCCTTAGAAAGCACAAGTATGATTCTTCTCTTTCCAGTACTTATAAACCCAATGGTACTGAATTTAAGATTGTGTATGGAAGTGGCCCTGTAAGCGGTTTTTTATCCACTGATTCCATTGAAATGGGAGGATATAGTATTCCTCATCAAACTTTTGCAGAAATTACGGATACAAAGGGTTTGGGACTAGCGTACAAGTTGGGCAAATTTGATGGAATTCTTGGAATGGCCTTTGATAGTATTTCCATTGATAATGTTGCATCTCCATTTTACAATTTAATGCAAGAGGGAGTTTTACGTGAGCCTTTAGCTACATTTATTTTAGGAGATTCTCAAGATGGTGAAATTGTATTGGGAGGTATTGAGTCTGAAAAGTTTTATGGAGATCTTCATTTTATTCCTGTAATTAATGATACATATTGGACTCTGGAACTAGATACTGTGTCAGTTTCAAAAGAAAAGCTGGTATCATCTGCGCATTGTATTATTGATACTGGAACATCGCTCATTACTGGTCCCTCCAAAGTTATTGAACAAATTGCTACTGCTGTTGGAGCTAAAAAGGTTATTGCAGGAGAATATAGCATTGATTGTTCTGCTCGTCTTCCTAATCTTACGTTTGTTTTAGGTGGAACTGAATTTGTGTTGGTTGGAAAAGACTATCTTATTGAAAGTAATGGACAGTGTATTTTGGGTCTTATGGGTTTGGATATTAATAATGGGTTATGGATTTTGGGAGATGTATTTATTCGAAAATATTATACAGTTTTTGATTTTGGAAAGAAACAAGTTGGATTTGCTCAAAAAATGTAATTTATTTTTAATTCTTTTCAATCGACAAGTTTTCTAGTATTTTGTTGTATTCATCGATTTGTTTTTGTTTCTTTTTTAGATACGTTCTCATTAATAAGTCAATTGACATTCTAGATACATCTAAAATGTTTTGATCAACCTTTTTTTGAGGTTCTGTAAATACAGAATTAAAAAAATTTGTCATTTTATCGAATAGTCCGGGATTTTTAGTAATTTTAACTTGTTTTATTTGTTGATAAACCTCTTGATTTAACATTTTTTTAATTTGGGGAAAATATTTTACATCGGTAGGTTTAATATGATCAAGATAATAAACATCCACCTTTCTTTGGTCCTCTGGTAGTGTAACATGGCTTCTAAATCTTACTGCACGGCCAATAACTTGTTCCAAAGTTGATTCATTCCACGAGGGCTCTAGTAAAATGACGGTTCTTGTATTTTTTAAATCTAAACCTTCTCCTCCAGCCATGGAAAGTAAAAGAACTTTTATTTTTCCAGTATTGTAATCATTAACAATTTTTACTCGTTCCGCCATTTTTATTTGTCCTTGTATAAATGCAAAAGGAACATTTAATTGTTGTAAAGCAGAAGCAATAATTTTATTACCAGCATCTAACCAATGTGAAAATACAATAATGGGACCAGGAGTATCTGGATTGACTATTTTATCTACAACCCATTGAATTTTTTGACTTTTTTCGTTTTCCAAATTATTGACAGCGCGTCGTAAAACATTATGAAACATGGAAGGGCTTTCATTTTCTGCTCCATATAAATCTTTAAAATCAGGAGAAACTATTTTTCGACTTGTACTAATTTCTTTGACTAATTTTTCATATTTATTCAAATAACTAGGTGTCATGTAAATAGAAATATAATGATTAATTCTGGATGGAAATTCTGCACTTTTACCAGGATCATAAAAAGACAATTTACCTTTGAATAACTGGTAATCAAAATATTTTGCATTATTAAAAGTAATTCGAGCAGTGCTTGGATCTCGAATCAAATTATATAAAGATGCAATATCTCCAATAGAATTATAAATAGGCGTTCCAGATAAAATTAATACTTTGTCGGCATTTTCTGCACATTCTGTAACACTTTTTGTCATGACTCCAAATTCTTTATTTTTAGATCCATGATATATAGTCCGTAAATGATGAGCTTCATCCACAATGAGTAGAGATTTTTTACAGCTTATCTTATTTTGTTCATGAGCGTTATGAAATCCTTGATAGGAAAAATAACTATATTTTTTAGAATTACGCAAATTTACATAGGATAATTCCATTTCTTTTTGAAAATTTGCAATTAAACCAGCAGGAGCTATTACAATGACTTGATGTTCCGGATATACATCTAAATAACATTGACTTACCGTTATAGCAGTCAAAGTTTTTCCAGAACCAACTTTGTGAAAAACAAGTAATCCACGATTTTTCAACATAAATTCTACAATTTTAACTTGATAATCATGAGGTTGCTTGTTTGATCTTTTAATACATGAAAGTTCTTGTTTTTGCAAAGTCATTTTTATTTTGGAAATAAAAATTTAATTTTTGGATTGCTGTTTTGGTGTTCGATTTTAGACCCGTTTTTTTAGAGGATTGACGAATATTTTGTTGAATCAATAAAAAAGGAATAGTTTTAAAATTAGATTGAAAACTTTGTATAAATATTTTGGTCAATTAATTATAAAAAAAAATATTTTCAAATTATCCCAAATTATTGGAGGGATAAGGGTACACATATGCATTGGATAAAGACATGTAACTTATTGGAGATTTTTGAATAACTTGAAAAAGATTATAAGCACCAGTATTTCCACACATATTATTTGTATTGTCTCCACATGCTTTTGTACAAGCACTAGTCTTTCCTTGAGTAGTTTGAGCTGCGTTTGGGTAAGCAGGACCGTTTTGTATTGCATTGTTTAAGGTATAAAGTGTAGAAAGATTAGGATCTCCCCAAACACAATTAATTTTTGCACCAGTAGGATCTGTTGTCAGGCCAAATATAGAACTACCATTATTAGCAGCTATTTGAGCACATTGGCTATAGTAAGATGAAGATGTATCTGTTAAAGGAATAGTTCCTGCTGTTAATGCTGACGAATTGGTTAAAAAACAATTATTATTTGAAAAAGCAATCGCCATACTTTGTCCACTAGGAAAAACTATTGAATTGGCAGGACCGGTGGGACCTTTTAATCCAGTGGTACCAACAGGCCCTTGTGGACCAATTGGTCCTTGAGTTCCTGTAGCGCCTATAAATCCAATAGGACCTTGAGTGCCATCAGGTCCTTGAGTTCCTTGAATACCTTGTGGTCCTTGAAAACCTCTGGGACCTTGAGTTCCCATTGGTCCTTGGGACCCTTGAAGACCTTGTGCTCCATCAGGTCCTTGTGTTCCTCTTACACCCATTGGACCGATAGCACCTTGAGGTCCTTGAGGTCCTTGAGTTCCTTGCGCGCCTTGTTGTCCTACGGGACCTTCTGATCCAATTGCTCCTGGAGGAGCTTCTCCACCTGAAAATAATGGCATAATTTGATTTTATTTAATCAAATTTAAAATTAATTTATTAAATGATTTACAATCGACAGAGTATAATCTAAAAATTTGTATTGAATTGTTAATAATTCTGGATCTTCTGTAAAAGTTTCATCAAAAATTCTAAAACTATTCTTGAACCCATTTTCACGAGCATATAAAACATTAATCAAGGTGTCATCAAAAAAATAGACATTTTCTTTTGAAACATTTTCTTTTTTACAAATTTCATTCAAATAATAACTTTTTTGAAAACTCCAGACTCGGCTACTACTATCTTTTAAATCCGTAAAATTGAATTTTTGGAGTATTTCAAAAACTTTTTGGTCTGTTTCGTAAAATAATTTTTTATCCAAAAAAGGATCAGATATAGCTTCTAGGTTTGAGGCTCCATAAACATCTTTGATGTATTGAGGATTGGTATGAAAATCTAAAAAATTTTTTATAAAAGAAGCTTGACCTCTTGTATTTACATATACGGGAATGTTTTTGTCAAATAGATTTTGAAGCATTTCGTTTAATTTATATTTATGCTCCATTTCCCCAAACAAGTGAATATCGTGGATTTCAGGTTGTCCACATGAATGTCCCATTATTAATGTTTGATCAAAATCAAAGACAAATACCTTTTGGTTTGACATTTTTTTAGGGTTTAAAATACAAATTTACCGACAAATTCAATTTTTTAATTTCTAAAAAAATCATGATCAAAAGGGCTATTTGGAGTATTATAAGTAATAAGAGCATTTGGTTGTGTGTTTATTTGGGAAACTTGTTCTAATAAATTTGGCATTGGTGTCATTGGTGACATTGGTGGCATTGTAAAAAACCAATTTTCAAAATCTTGAAATGGTTTATCCAAGGAAACTTTTTGGTCATCTTGTTGGATAGTCCATTTTTCGTCATTTTTGCTTTTTCCACGTAATGTTTTGATATTTTTACCATTATTGGATTTTTTGGCTACAAAATTTTTCTTGTCTTCCTTTTCATTTTTAACATGTTGTAAAAAGAGCTCATTCTGTTTTCCGTTAATGTTAGAGCTCACGTAAGAATAGCTTTGAAAATGGCTCATTTTTTTATTTTTAAAATAAAAAAAATTGTTTTTTAACAAAAATTTTGTGTCATTATTGATTTAAAAACTATTTCCCAAACAATATCCCGACATATTACAAATGAATCATTATTTTTTATAATAAAATAATCTTGAACCTGATCTATCGTGGGTCTAAACTCGCTACACATTTTTGTAATTATTTTGTCATGACAAAATGGTTTAAAGTATAACCCTTTATGAAAATTTTGTATTTCTTGAATACGTTCCATATCGGTTGAAAATATATGTTCCATTTCAAAAAAAATGGTTCCTAAACTATATATATCTGTTTCTAAACCATAGGGCTGACCTTTATATTGCTCTGGAGAGGCATATAAATAAGTTCCTGCATAGGTAGTATTTAGAATTGAAATATTTTTCATAGATTTAAGTTGAATTGTTTTCACCAACCCAAAATCAGATATTTTTATTGTATTGTTAGAAATTAATATATTATCAGGCTTCAAATCACGATGAATCATACCTTTAGAGTGCAAATAAGAGACGCCCAAAATCATTTGAGATCGAAATAAATCATTTTTAGATCGATCCATTCCTTGTAAATATTTTGCCAAATTAAAGTCACAATATTCCATTCTTATACACATGTAATATTGATTTCCATTTAGACGAATCACTTCTTTATCTTCGTCATCACTATCTTCTTCATTTACTTTTAACAAGTTGACATCACTCGTTCTTAAGGCTTCCAACCATGAATGAAAATATCTTACGATATTCGTGTGATTTAAAGTAGCTAACACTCGAACTTCCTGTAATGCATGATTTGCATATTCCTGAGTCAACAGTATTTTTTTTACAGCATACGTATTGTCATCTAATTCATTATAATGCTTGTAAACTTTTCCAAATGCACCCTTTCCAATTAAATCCAAATGAATGGGTTTAGTTACAATAACATCTTTAGTATATTGTACTACACTTAATTCCATATCTACATTGTTTATTTTGCAAATATAGAATTTTCAATTTTTGTTTTTTAATTTAAAAACCCCTGGAAAACAAAATAAAAGAATGAAATTCTTGTCTATTTTTTTATTTCTATGCACAACCGTATTTGCCACTAATGATTTTTTTATTGGAACTGCCACCTCTAGTTATCAAATTGAAGGACACAACATTGGAGAAACAATTTGGGACAAGTTTACTGTAGAAAGAAATTTACATCCAGTTGGTAATGCAACTAATTTTTATATAAATTACAAAAATGATATTAAAATGATGAATCAGCTCGGTTTTAAACATTTTCGCCTTTCTATTTCTTGGACTAGAATTATGCCTTTTGAATGGGGAGACATTAATAAAGAGGGTATAAAATTTTATCACAATGTCATTGACACTTGTTTAGCTTACAATATAACTCCCTATGTGACATTGTATCATTGGGACTTGCCTCAATATATTGATGACGAATTTGATGGTTGGTTAGACATTAGTATTGTACCTTTATTTTTGGAATATTCCAAATTAATGTTTAGAGAATACGGTTCCAAAGTCAAGAATTGGATGACTATTAATGAACCACTGACTACTTCAAACCAAGGATATGGACCTACATGTAATTTTGCTCCAGGTAAATGTTCTAATCAAAATCGCTATGTTTCCGCTAGAAATCAATTATTAGCACACGCCATGGTTGGAAATTATTATAAGCATCATTACGATGGAGAAATTGGGATTGTTTTGAATTCCAATTGGATTGAAGCTATGAATCCTCAAAGTGAATACCATGCCAAATTTCAAATGGATGATTCTTTAGGATTATTTTTAGAACCGCTGTTGAATGGAACATTTCCTAAAAGCATTGAACATCGTGTAACTCCATTTTCTCCTCGTCAAATAGAAATTTTAAAAGATTCCTATACTTTTATTGGGATTAATCATTATACTACTTATATTGTAAATGAATTGGGACAAATCAGTACAAGTCCTGAATGGTTTCAAGCACAATCTACATGGCTTTATGACGCGCCTCGAGGAATAAGTGAGCTCATGTATTATTTACGAGATTATTATCATATCAACTTTCCAATTTTAATTACAGAATGTGGCTTTAGTCAAAAAAATGACAGTCTTGTTGATTTTGAACGAGTTCATTATTTATCTGGATACATTAATCAAGTATTGGATTGTCGAAAAAATGGAATGACCAATATAGAAGGATTTTTTATTTGGTCTTTACTCGACAATTTTGAATGGGCTTCTGGTTATAATGAAACATTTGGAATTGTTCATGTTGATTTTGAAAAAAATTATAAAAGAACTCCAAAATTAAGTGCTCAATTCATGAAAAGTTTTTTTAATATTGATCAGTTATAGAGAAAAATGTTTTTTCCAAATGATAATTATGTTGATTCAAATATTGAAAATATATTTATAAAATTTGATTTACATGACGATTTTTTTGAAAGTGCTTTTAATACTAATGTTATCGTAAACATTAGTATTCAATATATTTCAATTCATCAATTTAAATGCAGTTTAAAATTAATACATCAAAAAAAAGAATACAAGGGAACTTTACAATTTTTTGTTATAGATAAGAATAATGAAAATAATTATATCAAGATTGAATTGAAAAATTTTTGGACAGAATTGGAAAAAAATTACAAATGTCCATTTGAGTTGGTAGAAAACAATTCAAATTTTACATATAACATTCCAAGAATTATTCATCAAAGCTATAAAACAAATTCAATAAAATTTAAAAATCAATTGGCTTGTGCCTCTTGGAAATTATTAAATCCTCATTATACTTATAAATTTTGGACTGACGATCAAGCTATTGAATTTATTCTACAACATTTTGATGAAAAAGTTGTAAAAGCTTATGAAATGTTGTATGCTGGAGCTTATAAAGCCGATTTATTTAGATTATGCGTTCTGTATATTTATGGAGGAACTTGGATTGATATTTCCGCTCAATGCGAGCAACCATTAGACCACATTATTGATAAAGATATGGATTTACTCATTGTAGAAGATACGCCCGCTCAAGAATTGTATCCACATGTGTATCAAGCTTTTATTATGTCTTCCCCAAGCAATCCAATCATAAAACATATTCTAAATTTTACTACAGATCGTATTATAAGACACACTGAATATGAAAGAATTTATTCTTGGTTTACAATCACAAGTTTAGGTATTACCGGTCCTGCAGTATTTGCAACGGCTCTCAATGATTATTTTAATTTGTTTCATGGAGAATTTTGGAAAGAAGGAACCTTTCAAAATGTAAAAATTATAAAACATCCTGGAAAAATAATTACCTCGAATGGAAAAAAAATTATTACCACCAAATATCCGGATTATCAAAAAGATCGAAATAATACACATTATTCTCAGTTATTTAAAAATGATTTTAAATTCAAGGTTGAAATTGAAAATCTTTTCAAGGGAGAAAATGAACCAAGTTTATTCCAAATATGGATTGACTCTAAATTTGTTACACCCAATATGAAAAATGCAGTACAAACGTGGAAAGACCAACACGCAAATTTTAATTACAGACTTTACACGGAAATTTCTCTTTTAAAAGAAATTCATGAATTTCCCTATCTGGAAGAAAAATTCAAACAAATTCGCCCTTATGCTTTTAAAGCGGATTTAGCTAGAATATTTTTATTATATAAATATGGAGGTATTTATAGCGATATAGATACTATCTGTAAACAATCTTGTAAATCTTTGTATCAAGAAAATGATATAGTATTATGTAGAGATATGGATAATTCGAGTATTTGGAATGGGTTCATGGCCTGTAAAAAAGAAGAGCCTTTTATGAAATATTTGTTGGAGAAATTACTTGAAAATATAGATGTAGATAGAAAATACAAGAGTGATTTAGACATTACAGGGCCAAAAATTTTGGGAAAAATTTTTAGTCAATATTTTAATATACAACAACCTTTTAAAACTGGAACGTTTCTAATTAATTCAAAAAAAATCAAAATACTTGATTATAATTGTAATTTACCTCCACCCAACGGAAGTTGGAAAGGAACGTGTAAAGATACATCTATAGAAGGAAACACACTGAAAACAAACGTTAAAAAAAATGATGGTTCTATTATAAAAAGAACTATTAAATTTTTACCTTGGGACACAATTAAAAATTTAGATGGAAAATTAGTAGGTAATACTGAATTTGGATATAAACAAATACCAGGTTCAGGCCTTGTTTTTTCTACAGAAGATAAGAAAATTTATATAAATTCTAAATATCCGGGATATAATGAAGAAAGATTAATATTGGGTGGAAATGATTTTTCAGAAATGTTTCAAAATAATAAATTATTTCTTTAGCCTTGGATCATAAAAATCAGTGTTAAGAACTAATTCAAAATCTCCACGCAAAGCATTGTGAAAAACTGGAGCCTCGGTTTTAAAATCCTTGTAAAATTGGTCAACTTTTTCCTTGTCTGGAAAATTTCCAGAAATAATCTGTTCAAAGGTTACATAGACCCCGTATACACACCTAGTGGCATAATGCTTAATAACCTCCTCTGCAAATAATTCAAGATCATATTGATCAAGCAACTCTTGACAAATACAAACATCTTCCTTTGGTTCAACAATACCATAAACAAGAACTGGGGTAAAACATCCATACATTTTTTTCTAAATTAAAAGTCTTGATAAAAATTTAAGTAATATATAAAGTTGATAAGATTTTACAAATAATATTTTTTTTCAATTTTTAGTATTTTTAGTGAAATAAAAAATAATTACCTACTATAGAAATGCCTTTGATTAACAATATAAAAATATTTGGAGAGCGTAATAGTGGCACCACATTTTTACAAAATTTATTACAATCCAATGTAATTAATGTAAACATTTGTTCGGGGGCTCATAATGGAGGAACAGGTTGGAAGCACGGGTATCCTAGATTGGATTTTTTTGAAAACGAAAACACATTATTTATTTTTCTTATACGAGATTTAGAAACCTGGTTAATTTCCATGTTCAAAAATCCTTACCATTATAAAGCACCGAAAACCATTGAAAATTTTATAAATAATCCCATGATTATTTATGAGAGTGACAAAACTCATGACATTCATACAAACCCTGAAGAAAATAAATTAATTATTGATTTACGTATTTCAAAAATTAAATGTTATTTGGAATTTTTTAAAGTAGTGGATCACGCACTTATCATCAATTTAGAAAGTATACAAAAAGATCAAGGAAAACATTTGTTAACAATTTTACATGAAACTTTTGAAATATATCTCCAACCCAATTTTAATTCAATAGACACTCATACAAAATGTAATCAACCTCTTGTAAATAGAAATTATTCGATACAATTACCAGATCTTGAAAAAAAAATAAATAAACCAGTAGAAAACTTTGTTCAGAATTTAAAGGATTTTGATTTTTACAAAGTTTCTACAATAAATCAAATCCATTCATCATTCGATGAATTGTTGAATGATTTTTCTTTTCATGAGCCTTGATATCTTTATAAATACTATTAAGATTAACTTTTATAGTCAAGACATCAAGATCGTCAAAACAAAGAGCGGACAGAGTATTCAAAGACATTATACGATGCCGAGAAGCTAAAATTTGACATCCTGCAGATAAACTTAGACCAATATTCCCAGAATGTTTCAAATATTCATTTCCTACAATAGAATAATGAGACACTTTATAACAATCCATCAAATATTCCATGGATGGATCTTTCAATTCTATCAATTCAACTTTTTGCTCTGTCGACAATTTAGAAATTAAATCTTTATTACACTCTGAAAGTCTATAAAAAAATCGAATAAAATGTTTCACATTGGTATTTTTAATCAAATTATACAATTTATCGGTGTAGCCATCAATATGAAAGCAATCGACTGCATTGTTGAAATAAATGATGGTCATTTTTTCTTGACTTTTTAAAATTTCTTGTTTATCCTGTTTAGAAATAAAACTAAAAACAGGAACGACAATGGGTCTTTTTTCAAATGAAAATTTGTTGACGGATAAAAATCGAAATGAATTGTTAAAAAGACAGCGATGATAACATTCATGTTCAATAACAATATATTTTTCCAAATTTTCATTATCTGGATTCAAAATTTTTACATTATCATCCGTATGATTAATTATAAAATCATAATGGTTAGGGTTGAAATTTTCAATGGATAAAAATTTCATGTGTAATGTTTTTTCATAAAAAGAAATATGGGAGTATGTATCTCCATTTTTTTGGGCATAAAAATCCCAATCTTTATTCATGGAAATTAAAAATCCAAATAACTCGTAATGATATGGATAACTACATACAACGGCGATTTTATTTTTAGTTTGCTTTTCATAATTACAATAAATTGGTCGATGTGTATAACTATCAATAATTAAATTCTTTTCTGTTTGTAAAATTTGACTATTGATAATTACTTTACCAGATACCAAGATTGAATCGGGATATTCTCGATGCCATGGTAAAAATATATCTTGTTTTTCAGGGTAATCTGGACAATCAATAATAGCATTAATGATGGTATAAAGTGGTAAAAAATTTTCATAATCTTGTAGTGAAATCAAGATTTTTCCATGTTTTAATTTTTTAATTTTGTAGTTTAGATTACTAGAAATTCTGTTGATGCGACGACTACAAGATTTTACATGATCAATAAAATCGTAAACTTTAAATTCTATATTGTCTAGGTTGGTACATTCTGTATCTAATAATAATGATTGATAATAAATACCAAAACAAAGATCATAGTCCCAACCCTCGTTTTTATCAATTCTGCTAATTTCCAGCGTAATGGTATCTTTTGTAAAATTTACTATTTCCCATGAATACAAATTTGAAAACTTTGGATGAACTTTTTCTGCAGATATAATATCCAACAAAAAATCGACTTTTAAAAATGCAATATTCTCTTGTAATTTGGAGTATTCTTGATGAGAAAGAGTTACTGTTTTTTTGCAAACTTTGGAATCGCCAATTGAATAATTATACTTTCCAAAGTAGAAAGAACGAGTCCATGTTTTTGAAGATTTTTGTTCTACGGCTACTGAAAGTTTATAATTCCACCCTTTTTCGCTTTGTGGACTTGTTTTTTCTATTTTATATTGACCTTTGAATTTTTCAATTGAAAAATTATAGGGAATATTACAATCATTTAAATCACTAAAAGGATAATAAAATAAAGCATTTTTACAATTGTCTGCGACTTTTAATTCAAATTCATTTTCATGATGAGTATTAATATCAATTCTAGTTAGATAAGGAATTTGGTGATGATAAACTCGTTCATGATATTCTGTTTTGTATGGATTTCCTAAAAGATCATTAAAACAGGAACCAAGAGCTCCTGGACCCGTAGCAGAAAAAGCATCTCCTTTTCCAGAATGTTTTTCAGCATAAAGTTTGTTACGAGTATGATGAACAATTTTTTGAATCATATGATATAAAATGTTATTTCGTGGAGAAGAAGCCATAAAAGCATTAAAAAGAGCAAATCTAGCTCGTTCTGTATCTATTGGACAAACAAAGGTATAATCTTTAATATAGTCATCAATTCTTTCTACACATTCACAATCAATATCTATATAGACACCTCCGTATAAAAATAAAATACAACAACGAAAAAGATCCGCTCTTGGGGCTCCAATATTTAAACTCATATAAGTTTTAAAAATTTCTGGACTAAAATTATTTTTTATAAAATTCATACATTGGGTGTCGTTAAAAAAATAATAATTATAGTCAGGATGCTTTTCTGTCCATGATTTTCTAACAGATTCATTAAAATCATGTTTAAATGTTCTAAAAATATTTTTTGGAATTTTTCGATCTAAATTTGGATGTAAATTAGGGTTAGAATAATCTGTAAATAAGAATTCATTCAAGGACATAATTTCTTGATTAATTTTCATAGTTTTTTGTACAAGTTTACTTGGTCGTTTTATAATTCCCATGACTACAGAAATGGGTAAATTTTCACTTTGTGATGGAGTAATTCTAAACATTCTAGGGCGACGTCGTTTTATATTTTGTTCTACTGGTTGTGTTTGTTCTTGGTGAGTTGAAATTACCTTGCCAAGCTTTGGACGACGTGAAATATTTAGTTCAAATGAAGGAGTGATTAAAGCTTGTTCTTGCTCTAATTCTTGAGTAAAAACCTTGGAAGCTTTAGGACGACGTGGTTGAACAATTGATTCTACTGTAGGTTTGTTTTCATCATTTGAATAAATTTGAATGGCTTGTCCAATTCGTTTTTGTGAAATTCTTGGAGTTTTGGTAATTTTTTCACAATCTTGATCAATATAATTATTTCTAAATACAGCCCACATTATTCTAAATATGATCAATAAAATTAAAATTGAAGTTTATAAAATTTATTACCAAAAAAAAAGTAATAAATGAAAATTATTCATTGTAACCTATGGGGAGATATCGAAATAAGTGAATTGGCAATTTCAATTATTGATACACCACACTTTCAGCGTTTACATTATATCAAGCAAACTGGAATGTCCTACAAGGTATTTCCTGGAGCGCATACGAGTCGATTTGAACATTCGATAGGAGTTTATGGAATTATAAGAACCTTACTGGATCACGTTTTAAAAAAACAACCTGAATTAGTAAGCGAATGTGACTCAAGAAAACAAGAACTTATATGTATTGGAGGATTAGTTCATGATTTAGGTCATGGTCCTTTTTCTCATTTATTTGATCAATACCTTACCTTTAAAAATGTTGTAAATGGTTGGGAAGATCATGAAACGAGGAGTCTAGATTTACTAAAACATTTGGTTGATACATATAAAGTAGGTCTTGATGAAAGCGAAATCGAGTTTATTGGATCATTAATAAAAGGCATTTCTACAGGATCTTGGTATCAAACTATAGTGAATAATAGTGTATCAGGGTTGGATATGGATAAGATGGATTATGTTTTACGAGACTCTATGAACTTTGGAATGAAAATTCATTTTGATCCATTACGAATTATAAAGAATTGTAGAGTAATTGAACAAGAACTTTGTTTTTGTGACCGAATTAAAGATGAAATCATTACCGTATTTTTGATTAGAAATAAAATGAATCGATTTATTTATCGTCATCCCAAGGTTTGTGAGTATGAAAACATTGTTTTAAATTTTTTAATGTCAAATCGTTTTGACCATCTTTTAAAAACCATACAGGAAAAGAATGTAGAACAATTCTTGTCATGGAATGATTATACTCTTTTATTTAATATTCCCAATGAGGAATATTCCGTTTATGAATGTAGAAAACAAAAATTTCTAGAAAATAATACAGTTCCAGAGTATTTAGATAGTGAATGGGCAAAAATTAAAAATTTGAAATTTTATCAAAAAAAGGAGGATTCAAAAAAATTCACGATTGAAGAATGGAATATTGTTTCATGTTACTCGTAAGTTTTTTTTTACAAAATAATTAATAATTCTTTGTTGAGATACTTGTAAATCTAACGCTTTTTTAATTGTAGTTAATTTATATGGAATTTTCATTTGATTTAACTTGTTTACAATAGAATTTAATTTTTGTTGGGATTGTTGTTGTTGGGATTGTTGTTGTTTAGGTAAATAAGTTTCAACAATGGACAAATATTCTGTATTTGGTAATGGAAAATAATCCTTGTCATTTTTTTCCACTGGTAGATAGAATATACAAACACTTTTTTTTAATACAAAATTACCGGAATTTCTTAATAAATTTTCAAAAGACCCTACCATTTGATGTTTTTGGGATGGATTCATATCATTATACTTGTACCAAATTTCCTTACATCTAAAAAAGGCAATATAATGTCCTCCATTAACATTTAATTCAGTTTTACAAATAATACTAAAAAGAGTTCTAGAATTTTTTATAATAGGAGTTGGAAATACAAGATTATCCATCATATGATACCCATTAGTTGTTCTACCTCGTCTTATATTAAAAATCAAAATTTTGGGAAATTTTAAAACTCGTAAAACATCTTTGGAATATTTGAATTTTTGATCTTGGGTTTTACCACGATTCAAGTCCAGTCTTTGAATATCAACTAGGACCAATGGGTTAATTATATTTTGTAAAAGACTTTTTCCAGTTTCTGTAATTGGGTTTTTGTCCATAAAATCTTTATTAATTGGAACAATGGGTCCATCATCAATTTGATCTGTTTTCTTAAAAGGTTGTTTATCCTTGGGATTTCGATAAAAAAATTCTTGGAGTTGAATTGTTCCTCTATCTGTCCCACTCAGTGGAAAAATTTCAAATAAAAATTGGATTAATATATTTGGATCATCTTGATCTGCACTTGTTAAATCTCTAACAACTCCCATACGATTTCTACAATTTTCTAAAAGACAAGGATAAAAATGGTCTTTTAAATAATTATTAAAAAATGGACTTGATTTTTTATTAGGATTAAGAAAAGAAAAGCGTAGCTGGAATGCAATATTTCGTAAACAATGTTGAATATTTAATAAATTTTCAATATTTTCATCTTTATTAATGTTACAACTGTAATTTTTTTCAATAGGAATTGTAGAAACATCTCTAGATAAAAAGTTTTTATCCATATAGCGATTCGGTTTGTAAAATAAGGAAAAAATAACGGTATCACGATAACAAGACATTTCATCCCAAGCTAACCATCCTAAATTTTCTCCATGACAATTTCCAAATTTTGAATAACACTCAGAGACAAGATCTTTAAATTTTTCTTTATATAATTTAATTTCTCGTCCAGATTTTGGATTGATTACTGGATACTCTTTATTTCCTGATCGGTCTACTACTGTGTTAAAAAATTCAATACAATTTTGTTTTGATAGCATTTTATTAAAAAATAAAATTTAATATTTCCCAGGAAATGGACAATTTTCTAAATTTAACTCTGTCTTATTATATAGACGTATCCTTTTATACAGAAAATCATTAAAAATAGGATTTTTTACAACACCATAAACAAAGTCGTTTTGTTTATTAGTAAAAATAATATAATTTGCATCAGCAACTCCCATTTCTTTAATACAAAGACTTGTAAGAATAGGAAGATTGGGTAAATTTAAACGAAAACATGTCATCCATTGATAATCCGTTTCGTATTCCATTTGTCCTTTAAAAATCTGTGTTGAATTTAGATTAAATTGAAATAAAATCTGGCGGTCGCTTATGGGTGTAAATTGAGAAATAATACATGAATCGTTAAAAATGTTTTGATCAAAATAAGATTGATAAAAACTACTTTGAAAAACAGAAAATCGATAATTTTTTTCATACCTTTGAGCATTCAAGACATTACCCATTATAAAAAATAAAAATAAAAATTTAGGGATTCGCATTTTTGTTAAATTAATTTTATTTTTTATTTTCATAAATGAATTTAAATTACGACTTGAAAAAATTTCCCCAACAGGGCAAAGGAATTTTAAGTATTTTTATTGACAAGAAAAAACTAACCTTGTCTGACTTTTTATGTTATATGCAATATGAATTTTTTTGCTCCTTTTTTATTTCAGTTTTGTATGATATTTTAAAGGAACGTTATAAAGACATTGAATTTCCAATTTTTTCTAGTAGTAAATACGGTGATCCTTTTCAACTAACTGTATATTTTAATGATTTAAAACCTAAAGCTACTTATGATAAGGATAAATTAGAACTTATAGATCGTCAAAAATATGTAAATATATTAAGTAACGCAAATCATTTGATATTTATTCCAAATAAAAAAACAAGTATTGAAAAATTTTTTGATATGATTTTACCGGAAAACAAAATTTTATTTCAAAAAATTCTAAAAATAATCTTTGACAAGATATTTTTAATCTTACAAAATGACATGACTAAAAAAATAGAATTAACCTACAAAAACAATTTTTTAATTTTTATTCTATGTGAAAATTAAAATGTTGATTATCTTTAGACATGGATAGTCAAGCTAAAAAATATTCAGGACCAACTCCAAAATTTGCTAGAAAATACCATGAACGTAGTATTAATCATTCTTCAGGATGTTCAAGTTGTAGGGAGAGAGGCAAAGCTCTACCCGAGCATGTCAAAGAAGCCATACGAAATAGTGTTAAGAACTTTTAATTTTATAATTCCAAGCATTTAATATACAATTCCATTCTTCTATAGTTTGTTCCATTCCAATTTTTCCAGGTCCATAAGCTACTATTTCCCTAATTTCTGTTAAAACATTGGATTGTAAAGTTTTTATCGTATTTTTTATATTTGAATTTGTAATAAAAGTTTCTAAACCCTTTTCTAATTCATCAATTCCAAAATAAAGGTGATATGGGTAGATAAATAAAGATATAATTGGGTGTGGTATCGATTGAACACGTTTGTTAACCAACACGAGGAAATGAGAAAAATGGGAATTTAAATCAATCTTTATCATTTTCATATCCATCAAAGACGCAGTTGTAAATAATCCTAGCGAAAAATGTATAGTATAAGAAGTATTATTATACAAAAATTTGCTAATATGTTGACGATATTCATCCAAAGTATAAATTTTCCTATCTGTGCTCAATTCATAAACTTTCATATTGGATAACAAGTTTTTCCAGGGTATAGTCGTTAAGGAAAGGACTTTGAGACAATTTTCAAATTGACCACACCAAATTCTAAAAGTCTTGAAATTAAGATTAAGTTCATTTGACAATTTAACTGGATTACTTGAAAGAAATACTGTTAAAAAGATGGACAAGAGCACACATAATTCATCTTTTTCTTTAAACAACCTTTCCAATAAAGAAATAGCATAGTGATTTGATTTTTTAAAATTTTTAGAATACAAAAAATTAACATTTTGAGTTTCCATCAAATTTATTAAAGAAATCGCCAACGTAATTAATATAGTTTCACAAAGATTGTCATTTTTTCGTTGTTTTAATTTCCAAAGTAAGGTAGAACAATGGATATCTAGAGGAGAATTTAAACAAAATTGGGCCAAATCATTATTTTTTATAGTATGATAATAATCCAAAATTCCCTTTGATTGTAAGAAAAATATCGCTTCATTCACCTCGGGCCCTAAAATTTCAATAGGATTAAGATTTACTGAAATTAAAGAAAGGCATGATTTCTCCCATGAAAAACTAGGTAATTGGTGCTCTGGCAACTTTTTATAGTGTTCTTTACTTATATAACGAATAACTTGACCTGGACAAGTTCGACCTGTTCTACCTGCTCTTTGAATTAATGATGACTGATCACACCAATCAATAATAAGCATATTATTTTGCTTTTTATAAACAACACAAAGATCCATTACTAGAGATACGTGTGGAATAGTAATGGCTGTTTCAGCAATATTCGTGCAAAACAAAACAAATGATGTAGTCGTATTAAAAATATGCTTTTCAGTTAAAACATATTGTTCATCATTAAGATTACTATATAAAACAAAACAATTATTAATTCCTTTTTGAATCAAAAATTTACAATATTTTTCACATTGCTCATGCGAAGCTAAAAAAACTATAATTCTAGAATGAACTAGAGGAAAATTTTCCAAAATATTTTTACTAATCGAATCCATTATTGATCCAGATAATTGATGATGAGGATTGTCCCAAAAATTAAAATCTTCATAGACAATAGAAACTGGATAGATAGAAGGTTGTAAAGATATAAATTTAATATTTGGAAAATTTTTAACAATTTTTCCACGATTTAATGTTGCAGAAATAAAATATAGTTTATACTGGTTTGGATCATTATGGTAGTAAAAATATTTCAAAGTTCTCATAAAAGTTTCATATTCTTTAGATACAAAATGTGCTTCATCTACAATAATCGTATTAATTTTATCACGATTTTGCAAAAAAAATGTCAATCCTCCAGTAGGGTTCATTAAATTAATAAATGGCGAATAAACTTTCAAATAACGTCTAACACGGTTAATAACAAATTGATTAGGGAATATCATTAGAACGTTTCCATGTTTTTCTGGAAATGTTTTGATAAAGGAAAGCATTCCCAACGTTTTTCCACTTCCAGTTGGACCTTCAAGTCCTATTACAGGATATCTAAAATGTTCTAGTAAAATATTATGAATCATTATAAAAAAGAATAACTTTTTTTATAACGGTTCAATTTTTTTAAATTTTTTTTGGAACCAAATACAAAAAATTAAAAAAATAAAACAATATTTAAAGAATGTCATTAGAAAAAATTAGTTTTTTCAACACCAACAACGAAAATATTACTCCGGTAGTATTTAACCAGAAAAATAACAATCAAATCAATATCATGAACAGTGATACCCTTACCATCAAAAAAGGGGAGCAAGAAATTGGAAATGTTCAACAAGGAGAAACTCTATTTGTTACCTCCAATAAGGACATTCAATTCTTGTATGGATATAACAATACGATGGTTATTGATGTTACCAATACTGTAAAATCTTTTATTAGCAACGGTGCATTATTTTTCCGTTCGTCCATGACTGGCGTATTTGGAGACCCTTTTCCTTATATTCAAAAATATTTGTATATTAAAAATGGTGAAACTTTAACCAGTATTAAAGAAAACCAAAACTTTGTTGTCTTATTTGTAGAACAAGAAGAATTTAGTCCTGTAGTTGAAAAACAATTTACAAGACAAAGTATCTTTCAAAGAATTCAAGAAAGAAATAGAATTAGAAATCTTTAGAGTTGGGATGGCTCCAATTAGATTTTAATTGAGATGAATTAAATACAGGAATATCCATAATATATTTAAGATATGAAAATTTTTCTGGTTTAGGACCTGTTATACTATATATAACAAGCCCGTCGTGATTACCATCTACTACTAAAGTGTTTGAAAGAATATGCCATTTATAAAAAAAATTTCTATTAAAAATTTTGGGTAATTCAAAATAAACTTGTCCATTATTTTTTAAACATACTATATTTTCAGTTTCGCATAATATCATAATTTTTTTATTATCAACGTGTACTTTTAATACTAAAGAATTCATATTTTTTGAGAATATTGGAATTTGACCTTTTGTTTCGTCCATTCGAAATAAAATAATTTGCTTGTTCAACATACTTACCAGTAAATTTTGATTTTCGTCGTCCATATAAAAACTAGTAATAGGATGAGTAATGTTGAGATTATATTGGTGTACAATTTTAAATTTCTCCAAAGAAAATGTACTAATTGTTCCCATGGGATCTAACAAATTCAAGTTCAAATTTTCAGTATTTAATTGTACTTGGGAAATCGTATGTGAAGCTTTAAAAAAGTGAAATGATTCATTGGTGCTTGATTGATTATACATTGATATTTCACCATTTCTACAAACAATAACAGACATTAAGGAATTAAAACTGGTTACTAATAAACTTTGTAAGATGGACGTTTTACTATAAAATAATTTTTTATTATTAAGATAAACCCGATTCAAATCATCTTTTTTATCATAACAAGTCACTAAATGATGAATTTCTCCATTCCATTGTTCAAAGTTTAAATCTTGAATAAATTCACAAGGAAATTTTAGTGACCAACCTTTGGTATTAAATTTATTTCCAATTCTTTCAGTTAATATAAACGTGTTAGATGAATAATATCCAAATAAAGAGTTATTTTTTTTAACCGAAATGAATTGAACTTTTCCTTTAGGTTGAATAATTGTTTTTTTAATCATAGGTAAAGGTTTCCAAGAATAAATACATAAAATTTGGAGTAGTATAATGAAAATTTTCATGACGTTTTTTAGCTTTAGAATTTAATTTTCATCATCACTTTCATCTTTTATTTTTCCTAAAAGTGAATTAAACAAAGTAGGTTGATCTTTTAATTTTTCATCCTCTGGATGGGGTTTATAAGGTTCTAAAGAGATATAGTCCACTACACTAAAATACAAGGGAATAATTTTGTCACAATCTCCAAAAATGTATAGAAATACTTGATTTTTACCAACATGACAAGTTTTTTCACAGAAGGGTCCAAAAGCATATAGAGAAAAAAAAAAGTCAAGACTTTCTGGTTTAAATCTTTCCAAGGCAATTATGGATTGTTGATATCTCAGTAAAAACAACCATTCGCAATTTGTATGATCCACATGACCTTTAATTTTGAATGTAATCAAATCTAGATTAGAAATTTCATTTTCATCATCTGTAAAAATATCTACTTTTATTGTAATGTTTGTTGGCTCAATTGATAAATTTAATTTTTGTTTATAATGAATTATGCTTTTTAGGGCAAAAAATTTTTGTTTTATAAGAGCTACGTCAATCATGGCATCTAATAATTTTGGAATTTTTTCAAAAAGTTTAAAAGGAATTTTATTATTTTTTATTAAAAATAGTCCCTTTTTTACATTTTGATTTACAATAGAATTTGTAGTTTCAAATTTTAGTTGGATATTGTCAGTTTCAAAATTTTTATTTCGAGTATAATTTATAAATTCTTCCGAAAAGGCCAAAATTTCTGGAATGTCAGTTTCTTCTACCGAATGATCCATAATTTTATTATAATGAACATAACTTGCTTTTAAAATATTATTCTCTGTATATTGAAAACTGTTTGACAAATAATTGATTATTGAAAATGGAATAATGAGTGTTAAGAATACCAAATAAATTAGTAATACATATAATTGATTATCTTGTTTTATTAAAATACTAGGAAGACCAATAGACAATTCAAAAATATCAGATTCAATGGAATTATTTGAGCCATCTATTAAATGATTATAAGCTTTATTAATTAAAATAAAGGTTGATTGAGCTTTTGGATCTTGATTCTTATCTGGATGCCATTTAAGGGCCAATTTATGATAAGCTTTTTTAATATCCGATGGAGAAGAATTTTTAGATAAATTCAATATAGCTAAAGGATCATATTGAGAAATGGAGGAATCTAATTTTGAAATAAATATATAGCATAATAGAATCAAAACAAAGCATTTTCTGTGAAAAAAAGATAATGGAATCAAAAATGGAATTATCAAGCCAAATAAAAAATAACAAAATGCTGTATCATCATAAGAAAGTAATGACATTTTTTTAAAGAGTTTTAAAAAATGTCTTTTCTTGTATTAAAACATCATTTTTTATGCGTACTAGTTTATTATTTTTATGGCCATTGGTTCACCATTCAAAAGTTATTTTGACAAATGTGATATCCAACAAAGAAAGTTTAAATTCTATCCAACAATTACAACAAATGTACAAAATAGAGGATAAAAATATTTTATTTCTTCAAGAAACTAGAGAAAAACCATTTTCATCTTATTTGTCTATTACTTTTATGGATATATTGAATAATAACCAAATTGTTCCTAGCTTTCATACTTTTTCCAAATTTCATCATCAAGTCATTTATGCTCGCTATCAAAATTTAATTCCTTATAATGTTTATTGTTTGATTGAAGAAAACTTGGCAAAAATTTTACTTTTATCATTACAACAACCAGAAAATCATATGATTATTTTTGAAAATTTAGAATGGTTTTACGATGAATCTATATTGTCTTATTTAACTAGTGAAGAAAGAGAAAATGTTTATACTTGTATGATTGTTGATTTGGATGTTGAACCTAAAATTCAAATAATACCTAATACTATCGAAAAAAGATTTTTTTGGTCAAATAGTGAACATAAAACAATATAAAAATCATACTAGCAAAAAATATGATTTTTGAAAATTGAAAAGTTTTAAAAAATTGGGTATATTTAAAAAAATGAACAAGCGACAAAAGAAATTTTTGCATCTTATTATCATTGAATGCAAAGCTAATCGTCATAAGCTAATTGAATTGTGGGAAAAATCTGGAAAATGGGAGGTGCGTGAAAAGTATTTAATGTATAGAAAAGAGCTATATTCTGGTTTAAAAGCCGAACATCCCGAACTAGATTCCAAAGAAATTAGATCAATGATTCGTGAAAGATGGAATGGTTTGTCGGATTGTGAAAAAAGTAAATATATGGTGGTGGAAGAAAAAAAACCTCGTAAGAAAACAGCGTATCAAAATTATTTTAAGCAAACTTATTCCTTGATTAAAGCTGAAAATAAAGATTGGAAATTATCTGAAATTTCTAAAGAAATATCAAGACGATGGAAACTTTTATCGGATCAAGAAAAAACGGTATATAATACTGAAAACATTACTGACGAAAAGTACGATAAAATTAAATCTGTATTTGAAGAAAAAATCAAGACTGAAAAAAAAGTGGTTACGTTGGTGGAGGAAGAAAAAAATATTATGGGAGCAAAAGAAGATTTATATCTGGATGAAAATGAAAAAAATGAAATTCGTGAATTTCTTCAATTAAATTTTGCTGATAAAAGTATTGAAACACTTTCTAAACTCTTGAAAGATAATTATAATGAAGATGTTTCCAATATACTCGAAAAGGAAAAAATTTTGGATAAACTGTATCAATTACAGAGAGAAGAAAAAATCAAGTCCAATTTGAGTAGTAAAAAATTATTAATTCCTCTTCATCTTTTAGATTTATCCAAAAAAGAAAAAATTTATATAGAGGAAAAAAAGACTGGACTTGAAAAAATGGAATATTGGGCAGTTGAATTACAATATAGAAATGTATTTCCAGAACCAGATATTAGTGAAAATTTATCCAAAGATGAAATGATTCAAAAAATCTTGGAAACAGAAATGGAAAATTTAATTCAAGAAAAAAGTTTTAAAATAATGGGTATTCGATGCTAATTTTTTTTTATTTTGTAATTTGTAATAAGGATATTTTTAATGAATGAAAATTGCTGTATTTGTATGGAGAGATGTCTAATTCCGGTAGAAATAATTTGTTTTCCATGTTATAGTCTAAATCAAATAGGATGTTCTTCATTTTGCCGAATTTGTATAATGTGTGCCAATCATTTTTTACAATTAGACAAGCATCCAGAACAGCGAGACTTTGTAAAAAAATGTATATATTGTCCATCTACCATTCCTTTACATTTATTATCTAATGACAAGGCATTTCGAGTTGATTATTCTTTAATGTTATTGGATTCGAAACCCAATCACATTTGTCCATTTTGTCTTAATTATACCGGAAATCAAATTATGCTTCATCATCATTTAGAAAAAGAATGTCCAAAATTTCCAAAACAGTGCGAGTGTAAAAAAGTTTTTTTGAAACAAGATTTTTATTTTCATTTATTTACTTGTCCATCTCATATTCATTGTCCATTATGTACCAAATATATAAGTAAATTAGTATATAATGATCATGTAAAAACAATTCATGATTATGATTCCTGTCCTCATTGCGAACAATACATTAGCACTGACTTTTTAGTAAATCATACTGAAAATATATGTCCCTTACGCCCGGTAATTTGTTCATTCTGCTTTAAACTTTTGAAATATAATCAATATCTTTCTCATTTGAATCTTCACTTAAATGATACTTTAAGCGAAATGCGTGATATTAAGCAAAAGTATCAAGAATGCTATATCAAATATAAAGAAATTTATGAATTATTAGGACCTTTTAGAAGCTTATTGGAAGGGTAAAAGTTTTGTTGAAATAAATTTAACATTTTGTTTTTAAATTTATTAAAAATTCCCAAGATTGATTTAAGATTAAAATTACCCTTTTATAAATGAAATATATAAATACATTTGCAATTATAGGAGGAATTGGGACAACTTTTTCTTTTGTTCCACAAGTTTATAAAGTTTATAAGACCAGTAATGTGGAAGGATTATCACCCTATATGATTGGTATACATTTTGGAGGCGTTACGTGTTGGTTGTTGTATGGTATATTTATTAAAGATGTATATGTAATATTTTATAATGGACTTACACTTCTCATGGTTCTTGCAATTATTATAAAGTATATACAAATTAATTTTAATGCTAATGGGAGGAATAAAAATTTTTTATTTTATTACTTCCCACATCCACAAGAACGTCTTCCAGAACGAACATAACGAGGATTGTTAAAGTTGAAAGGGTTTGGTTTTGGAGTTTGAGTAGGAGTTGGTTCGGACATTATCTATATTTATACAAGAATAAAAAAACTCTTTAAATTATTATGATGGACCTAAAGACATTTCGGTCGAGTTATCTAAAAGCTACTCTGATTAAAGGAAGCCTACTAGGATACATAGTTTATGCAGCTCCTACAGAATTACCTACGATATAAGGAACCATACTAGGATATATGGACTCTGGCATATTCTCTGGAATCATACTTGGATACGATGTTTCATAAGAATTACTATTTTCAAATGGGGGATAACTAGAATTAGGAATATCAGAGCTTTGAGGAGGAGGCATTAATTCAAAATTAGGTCCTAAACTACTAATAAACTGAGGAGAAAAAGAACTAGAGGGAGAAAGCTCAATTTCTGGTCCTCCAGGCATAGGAGAAGGAGGTTGTGAGGCCAACGGAGAATTATCATTAAAACATTCAGCTATTGGATAATATTTACCCAAAATCGATTGAATAGCAGGTCCATCTATCGATTGTTGAGAATTATTGAGAGAACTTAAATCATTAGCATCAATACAAACCCTTTTATATACTACAATAGGATTGACATTTAGAGAATTCCATAATAAAAGTTTATCTCCTAAATAAGAGTTATACCCATAGGCTCTCGCGTCGGTTTCACTTTTAGCAATATAAATTGAATAAGTAAAAGGTAAATCAAAGCAAGATATAGAAGAATCAGTTTGAGTAGTACTTAAATTACATGCAGATATAGTTATTGACCTAACACTGGAACCAATTCCAATATATGGAGACAATATACCAGTAACTTTGATGACATTTTTTGAAGAAGGAAATACTATTAAATAATTTTCAAATGGACTCGCAAAAATAGATGGTATTAAGGACTTTATTGGTAAAAAGAATGAATTTGTGTCAATTCCAGGAAATAAATAATTAGGTTTGAAAGAAAGACTAATATATTTCCATAATTGACTTTCTACTATATCATTATTACTAGCTAAAGTTTGAGGGTCTACGGGAATTAAAATAATATTTGTACTGGTAGTATTAGGAACCAACGAAGCGGATGTCAAGTTTATTTTAGGTAAATAAGAGGGTCCTAAAATTGGGGATTGAGAAGTTGCTATTACCTTGATTAAAATAGCATAGTTACCATTGGGAACGGCTAATGCATTTGGATAATTTGGAGATGGAAATCCAAATGTAAAATTATATATTGAATTTCCATCGCTATTAACAGTAATATTTGTAGTATTTGTATCATTATAACTTTGGAATAGATTTCCTGAAGAATCAAATAAAGATAATTCCCAATAGGCAATTGGATTGGGTATTTGTCCATTGACCAAGTTGACAACTACCGATGAATGGAAAAAACATAAATAATAAGTTGTATTTGCATCTAAAAAAGATACATTTAGAGAAGCGGGAGGCCCTAGATCAGAAACTAATGGCCAAGTTTGGTTTAGATAATTTGAATAAATACCATTATACAAGGCAAATAAATTTACTAAAGGAGATACCGATGTAAATTTCTCGTTTTTATTCATTTTATAGAGATATACACAACCAATAATAGCGCAAACTAGAATGCAGATTAATATTAAAAAAATTAAAAAAGTTGTATAGTTCATATTTATCGATTGTAAAATTATTTTTTAAATAAAAATTTTACAAAATTATATAATAGTAATGATAGAACTTATAAAATCAATTGGTTACGAATATCACGATTTTGCTGATTTTTTGCAAAAATTAAATGTACTTGAAAAAATTCAGGAAAAAGATGTAAAAGCTGTAATTCTGTTAAATGAAAAAATGATGGAAAAAAAAATAAATATGTTGGATGATAACATTCAAGTACTTACATTACGGAAACACATTATTTTAAAAAAATCTAAATTAAGAAAATACCCAGTTCAATTCTTGATAAAAATAAATTCTATTGATTTTTTTACAATTCAAGAACCAATCGTTTATAAACCTCCATTTTGGAAAAAATATTTGACCTGGATAAATTAAAATTTGATATTTTTTGTTTTTTTAATTACAGATATTAAAAAATGGACACCCAAAGATTCAATACAGATCATTTACAATCATACCCTGATAACGTGCTTAAGGAACATGAAGTCGTTTTTATTAAAAAAAACAATAATCCGAGATACAAGTTTTTTAAACAAAATCATTTTACTGCTGGGGATGAAGATCAATTTCTTGAATTTTGGGATGGTTCAATTTCAATGGAAAATCCTCAAAAGCGGAGTCAATTAAATTTGAATCCTGATATTCCATTACACCCTAATACTAGATTTATAAAATATAAAAGTTTATGTGCACATAATGTTATTCAAACTTACCATTATATTTCGGACAAGTTTAAAAAGGGAATTTTTTTAAAAGTTACGGATGGAAAACCAAAAGTTTTCTTACCTTTTAGTAAGGTTGATTTCCAAAATGAATGGAGTGAAAAAATAAAAACCAATCCGCGTCGGTTCCCAAATATTATGGAATTGATGAGATACACAGCTAGTGTAGAAAAGAGAGAGTTTTTAGAAAGCAAAGTTCATAAAAATACCAAAGCCTGGTATGGTAATAATGGTCTTGTGCGACTCGAGTTTCCTATTTCTGAAGGAGACTCTGGTGTGAATATGCTTCATGATATGTTTACAACACTTTGTAGAGAGCGAAAGTTACCATCATGTGAACTTTTTGTAAACAAGAGAGATTTTCCTCTCTTGAAAAAAGATGATACAGAATCTTACAATTCTTTCTTTGGATATCGAACTAAACTAGTATCACATAATTATGAAAAATACGCTCCTATTCTTAGTATGACAACGAGTGATCAACATGCAGATATTCCTATTCCTACATGGGAGGATTGGTCTCGAGTGTCTTATTGGACAGAAAACAAAATGTTTGGAAAAGAGTTTAGAAAATTTCCCAAGCCTGAAGAATTTGATGAAATTGAATGGACGGATAAAATTCCAACGGCTATTTTTAGAGGAGCATCCACAGGTCAAGGTACAATGATTGAAAACAACATTCGTTTAGCTATGGCTGCAGAGTCTAGTAAATGTGTTTTGGATGATGATGATATTCCACTTCTTGATGCAGGGATTACCAAATGGAATCTAAGGCCTAGAAAGCATCCTTGTTTTCCTTATATTGAAACAATTCATGTTGAAGAAATGCCTTTTTCTCTTGTTCCAAGTATGTCTCCTTTGGAACAAGCATCCTATAAATATATTTTACATTTGCCTGGTCACTCCGAAGCTTATCGACTTGGAATGGAACTATTCAGTGGGTCCGTAGTCCTTTATTTTCCTTGTGAATACCAATTATGGTTTTTTAAATGGCTAGTGCCTTGGGAACATTATGTTCCTCTTACAGGATCCATTGATGATTTGTATGAAAAAATCAAATGGTGTAAAGCAAATGACGAAAAGTGTGAAAAAATTGCCATCAAAGCAAAAGAATTTGCACATAAATATTTATCCCGAGAAGCAATGTTGGATTATTTACAAAACACGTTATGGGACTTGTACACAACTACAGGTAAAATTGAACATGTGAGTAATAACATGAGTGTTCAAAATTTGAAACTTTATGATTGGATTAAAGCACAAATGAACATTTCGATGAAAAAAGGATCCATTGTAGATTTTGAACCCTTGATGAAAGGTAATCATAGTAACTTATCAAAAGACATGCGAAATTACTTGTGGTTTGTATTTGGAAGTAAAACATCATTGTCCAAAAGTGTTTACAAGGAAAGTAAAAATACAACTTTATCTGTATTTACAATGGGTGGATATAAATATGCTATTAAAAAAACAAAACAAACTTGGAAACAAGAGGATAAATTTCAATTAGCATGTAGCTATTTATATATTAATGAACTTTCCAAGACTGTTCCCAATTTTATTTATACGTTTGCGGATTTTCAAGATTTAGAAAAAAATACAAATATTGTTACTGATTTTGTTGAAGGAATGACGCTGGAGGAATATATAAATTCAAACCATTTTAATTTAAGTATTTTGATTGACATCTTTTTATCCTTGTGTCTAGCTTTAAATAAAGCCCAACAACAATGTGGATTTTTACACATGGATTTATATCCCTGGAATATTATTATTTCAAGAAAAAAAGATCCTGTCACTTTTGAATATAGCACTCAATTAGATCACGTAAAAATTTCAACCAGTATTGTTCCAATAATTATAGATTACGGGAAAAGTCATTTTGTTCACAAAGGAATGCATTATTACAATACAAGTCCTTTTCATCTATGTAGAATTCAAGATATTATTAGTATTGTATTCTCAAGTTTATACATGTTATTAGAAAAACACAAGTTGAATGATCGAGATATTAGAAATGTGATTCATATTATGAATTTTTTTTCAGGGTCAGAATATACCAACAAGACAACTTTTACAAATATTGGACATGTAAAATCGTTTTTAAAAAAACACAAAAAGTTTTCAAAAATGTTGAGTGAGCCAAAAATTGGTCTTGAACAAAAGACACCCATGGATTTTTTCAAGTTTTTAATGGATACAAAGTTTACCAAAAATTGCAAAATTGTTTTGGATTCAAGTTTTCCTCGACAAAATAAATCTTATCAATGGCTTGACTGTTTAGGCACTGTTGTTCAAGAAATTAAATTTAGAGCCTTGGAATTAGAAATTTTAGAAACAACTTATTCAAGTTGGACACCTACAGAATTTAGAAAACATTGGCTTGTTTTGGAAAAATTATGGTCTACTATTCCTACGTGTGAATACGACGCTTATTTATATATATATAATACTCGTCTATTGTTTGAAAACTATTGTAAAATCATTAAAAAATATGAGAATGAAAACGGAAAAATATGGGAAAATATAACTATAGAATCATTATTAATGGATTTTCCTCAACTACCCAAGTATAAGTCTCTAGAGGAATCTGATTTTTATTATTTGAATTCAATTAAATTAGGAACTCTGCCTAATTATTCAACACATATATGTAAAACGTGTGCAATGAAACAAAAACCATCTATTGTCCCTGTTGAAAAATTTAATAAATTTCAAAAATTGAAATGTATTCTAGAATTAGAATCAAATTATGATATAGATTTTTTTCCTTGCTATATGAGTCTTTGTAATGGTAATACTCTTAATTCACTGTCATAACTATATCAATCAAATCTAGAACACATTTTTCTGCAGGGTGTTCATAACCATAAAAATTTATAGGAAAATAGGTTACATCCATAATAGATTTTGGATTAGACGTGTACCGGGCAACATGAGTTTGTTTATTTTTTTTATATATCCAGTGATTCGTATCAGGGTTTGATCTGCATGTTAAACATTGATTATAATTTTTTACAATTTTCCATTCATTCTTTTTCAAAAAAGATTCAAATTCTTCCGGATAGCTTTTTTGATAAACATGTAATTTTTCATGTAATAACGTATTTTTAAAATCTAAAGAATCGCGTATCCAATCTTTTGGTATTATTATAACTTGGCTACGAGTATGAGGTAATCCAGACTCGTATTTTCTACCTTGAATGCCTCCTATTACCCAATCCAATTGATTAAATTTAATAGGATCAATCCACACTTGTGAATCACATGGCCATTTTAATTGATTTATTTCTTGTATTAGTTTTCTCATGATATTTATTTCTTGCTCTGAAAAATTGTATACACTTTCATAAATCATATCCATATATTCACTAATATTTTTACAATTCCTAGCAACCAGATCATTATTATTAAATCGTTGATAAAATTGATCTTGATCTTCAATAAGATGAAAAAATAATTGTTCAGCTTTTAGAAAATTAATGTCCATTTATTGTTGTTTTTAAAAATTGATATTTTATAATGAAAAAATTATAAAATAGGACAATTATGGATCTATTACTTTATTCAGGAGAAGGAACAAATCAATATTATATTTCTTTCTTGATTAAATTGCTAACTATTTTAGCAATTGAACAAAAGTTGAATTTTAAAGAATGTGATCACATTACTCTTAATGATCCTAATTTTACATTCACAAATGTTTTTTGTATTGTAATTCCAGGAGGTCATGCCTTGAAACTTTTATCTTTTATTAAACCTTTGGTTTGGAAAAAAATAATTCAATTTATCAAATGTGGAGGAAAATATATAGGTATTTGTGCAGGAGCCATTATTGCCGCTCAAACATTTATATTCATGAATACACCTTTTGAAAATCCTTGGGGCTTGAATCTTTATAGAAAATGTTATGGAGTTGATTATATTAAGCAAGATATAACGTTAGATTCTGGAGAAAAAGCCGTTTACGATCATAGTCCTAATGAAATTATTGATTCTAGTCTCGAAACAATTGATAAATTTCAAGATAAAACCATTATAGCTAGAAATAAATCTTGTTTATTTATAGGAATTCACTTGGAAACCAATAATTCTGTTTATTTTAATTTAATTGTAAAAAAATTACTAATTTAATTTGTATCCTTTCCCACTAAATGGCGTAAATTTATTTTGAACTGGAAACGACTTTTTAATATTATTGTTTGCAAGTGTAGGAACTTGATATGTTTTAGTTGTTTCATAAAATTCCAATTCACAATCGGTTTCGTTAATTAAAACTGCTTGATTTGGTTTTAATTCCATGACTTGTAACATGTAAATAAATCCAGAAAACGGAATAGGGATAATATCACCAACTGTTAAACATGTATATTCTGGTAAATGTTGCTCTAAAATAGTTTTTGGATCGTCGAGTAATAAAAAAGATTCTGTTTGAGGATTAAATTTTATAAAATTTGCTTTGGGTAAAGATACATTTTTTATAGAAATAGAGTCATTTTCTTTAATGTTTAATTGAATCATTAGCCAATCGGGTAAATAACAAAATCCTTCTTTGGCTGAAAACTCCCAAACTCCACAATGAGTTGTTTTATTTTGGGACGAAATTTCAAATTGTATAGGAAATGTAATTTCTTGACTAAATAATTCTTCAGAGGCTGAAATGGGTAGAATTATTTTTCCACCGTGATTCCAATGTTCTTTTCCAGTTTTATGAATGCTTTTTACTCGATATTGATTGGTAAACATTTTTATAAAGAATAATTTTAATAAAGAATAATTTTAATGTCAAAAAAGTTCAATTTTTATTTTAAACAATTATATTGTATAAATATAAGAAATGAAAGTTTTTGTTATCCATTATAAAAAATTAATTGAAAGAAAAAAATTCATGATGGACCAGTTTGTAAAACATAATATTACAAACTTTACATTTATAGAAATTGATCGAGATGAAATTGAAAAAAGTCAATTTCAAATTTTTAATCATAATTTTAAAAATAAAAAAGCCCAAGTTGCAATAACATTATCCCATCTGTATGCATATAATGAAATTTTGAATAACTGCGATTACGCTCTCATTTTAGAAGACGATGCTATTTTATGTGAAAATTTTTTAGATAAATTTTCACATTATATTGATCAATTACCCGACAATTTTGATATGTTGTTTATAGGAAATGGAGGTTATTTAAATATTCCTTCTCATAAAATTTTGGAAGGAAAATTTGTTTATTACAAAAGTAATATAGTTGAGGATTGGGCTATTATGGGCGCCGCTAAACCAACAGATAGTTATATAGTTAGTAAAAAGTGTGCCAAAAAAATTTGTAACTTTGTAAAAGATTTGGAAAATCATGTTTCAAAACCAATCGATTGGTGGTTAACAGATTTATTTCAAGAGTTAAATTTAAATGTTTATTGGGGAGAACCTACTCTTGTGACTCAAGGAACCCAAATTGGTTTGTTTTCATCAAGTCATCAATACTAATTATTAGATTTAAAAAATTTTTTATTTGGTTAGAAATAAAAAATGCCTCCAAACATTTCTCTTCAAGGATTTCCATCCTGTATAGAATCAAAATTAGCTAAATATACTTCTAGAAATTCTCCTCCTTTTCCTGCAAACGAATGTCCCGTTGGTTTAATTTTACAAGGAAAAGATGGATTATATATTACCTCTGCTGATTCGAAAGGAACTAATCGATGGATAAAGCATAAAGGGGACCAACCGGTAAAGGTTGTTCAAAAAGTTGCTCAATTACCCAAAGTTGTTGAAAACCACGTTACGTTTAGACAACCTCAAAAAATTCAACAAAAAGTTACTCAAACCAACATCTCTTTACAAGGAAAATCCTGTATTGAATCAAAATTAGCCAAATATACCTCTAGAAATTCTCCACCTTTTCCAGCCAATGATTGTCCCGTTGGTTTAATATTAGAAGGTAAAGATGGATTTTATATTACTTCTGCTGATTCGAAAGGAACCAATCGATGGATAAAATATAAAGGAGACCAACCGGTAAAGGTTGTCAAAAAAGTTCAAATGCCAAAAAAAATGATTAAACAACTGGTAGAGCAAAAACAAGTGGTCTTACCACAAGCTAAAAGACAACCAATAGATTTACAACAAGAAATTACAATTGGTCAATGGAAACCAGAATCAGGTATTATGAAATATAAAGAAATTAGACCTCGTCAAGTACAAGCAAACCCTGTAAAGAATTTAAAACCTTTTATTGGATATTATGTATCTCAAAAGTTTGATGGGTGGCAAGTTACCTGGAACGGAACAACTAAAAAATTGACAAGTCATACTGGTTCAATTGAATTTGATGCTCCTGAATGGTGGCTTAAATTTTTACCAACTAATGTAAATTTAGCTGGAGAATTAATTATTCCTGGAAAACAAGCAGCAAAAGTTTCTGGATTACGTCATAAATCTAATGAAGATTGGGCAACTGCTTTATTCATGGTTTTTGACATTTTAGGAACTGTCAATGTTCCCTTTGAAAAACGAACCAAAAAATTGGAACAAATTGTAAGAAAATCTTGTCAAGGAGATCCTAAATGCCCTCTTCGTTATGTTGAACAAAATAAATTAAATACGGTGGAGGAAATTTTTGATTTTTATAAAAAAGTTGTATATGATCGAGCCGGTCAAGGAATTGTCATGACAAAGCCTCAATCGTTTTATTTGCCTGGAGGTAAACGATCTGGGGAAAGAGTAAAACTAAAAAGGAGAGAAGACACGGAAGGTACAGTAGTTGGTTACAATGACGATGAAAATAGACTTTCGAGTTTGTTGGTGCGAATGGACAATGGAGTTGTTTTTAACTTGGGTATTGGATTTAGTTTTGATGAAAGAGCTCGATACAAAGAGTTATTTCCAATTGGCACTCTTGTAAAATTTTCTTACAGAGAGTTAACCGATGGAGGAAAACCAAAACAAGCTAGATTTGTTGAACACAGGCTTGATTTAGTGTAAAAAATGATGTTTTTTTATTTTTTCAGCTGAAAAAGTAACTTTCAACTTCAAGACTCCAAGAAACAAGACATTAACCAATCCTAATTTAAAAAACCAGACTTTTTAAAAAAACAACAGGAAACAATCATGAGCAACCAATCGAATAACGATAACAACAACAACAACGCTCCAATGGACGTTCAGGACAACAACAACGCTCCTATGGACGTTCAGGACAACAACAACGCTCCAATGGACGTTCAGGACAACAACAACGCTCCAATGGACGTTCAGGACAACAACAACGCTCCAATGGACGTTCAAGCAGAGGATCACCAGGCTCCCACAAGCTTTGAGCTCGACATTGTGATTGACAAGAGCGGTAGTATGCATGGACAGCGAGACAAGGTCGTGACTGGATATAACGAGTTTATACAGGAACAAAAAAAGAAGCTTCAAGCTGGAACCGACTGTTCCGTCAGCCTGTCTTTTTTCAGTAGCGACTTGGAGACCATCTACGAAGACAGGGTCCTGGGAGAAGTGGAGGAAATTAAGCTAGAGGACTACAACCCCTCGGGAATGACTGCGCTCAATGATGCCTTTGCAGACCGCCTTCAAAAGATCAAGGCCAAGGGGGTCGTGCCTGGAAAGAAAAGAGTTCTGTTGGTGATTACCGATGGAGAAGAGAATTCGAGCTCGACGACTTCAGGAGCACTTGGAGTTCTGCTTGGGGAAACAAAGGAAATGGTAGAAATAGTCTATATGGGGAGTAACCAAGACGCCATTCTCAACGGACAGCACTATGGAGCGAGAGCCGAAGGGAGTCTGCTGTACGCAGATCATTCTCTTACACAGGCAATGAGAGGAACTAGTGGAGCCGTAGGAAGGATCCTTTCAGGTGAAACGAGTACAGTGGAGTATACAAGAGCAGAGAGAGAAATTTCTACAGGGACTACGCTGGATATGGGGCGTAGAGGCTTTCATAGAGTAGGCAGAGCCATCCAAAGAGGAGGAAATATCTTGAGGGCGATGACTCGAGACTATGTAGGAATAGGCGGTGGAGGAGGCGGTGGCGGTGGCGGTGGAGGAGACACTACGGATGTATTGGCAGTGGAGGAAGGTGCGGAGGCGGTGGAGGTAGATGAAACCGAGCTTTTGCTTCCTGGCTCTTCTCTCCCGAATTTTTAAGTAGAAATGAGTTCGTCTTCTATGTTTTTTAATTGTGTAAGAATATCTCTTATTTGTTGACGTTTTTGTTCAAACTTTTCCACTCTTTGGGCAGTTAACTTGGCAATTTTTTCCTCATCATTTGTTTCATTTTTTATCCAATTAGACAATAAATTTATATCACTAGCTTTCCAATCCCATGTTGGATTTGAAACACTAATGTTTTGAGAAAGTAAGGAATTTTGAATATCAGCAAGTTGACGAGCCAATTTAATTTGTTCATGTGTTCTTTGTGACTGGTGTGGAAATAAATTCCAAAGCCTGTCAAAGCTTTCAGTAGATACTGACACAGGTTTACTTTTACCATGATTACCTGCTTGAGAAATTTCTCCAGAACTATAACAAAAATTTTGCTGACATACCGCACAAGTCATAAAATTACATCCATCTTTTTTTTCAATAGGTTGGTTACATTTTGGACAATGAGGTAACGCTTTTTTCCATTCAACGCTTGCTAATTCTTCTTCCTTACAATTGTGACCAGTTTCATGTCTAGTTTCACAATCCGCACAAAATTTTGTTTCACAAGTAGAGCATGACCATTGCTTATCAAGTGTCATGACTCCTCGGCAAAAAAGTCGAAAGCATCGTTTAGAAGCCAGTGAATGAACTTGTTGTTCAATAGACTCTTGATTACTTTTGGCAATCCGTTTTAGTTCGGATGAATACATAATATTTACTGCTCTTTGAATTGATAAAGGAAAAGAATCAGCAAGATTTTTTCGTCTTTCTTCCACAATTTGTAAAAACATTTCTTTTTTTTTATTTTTAAACTTTGCTTGCTCTTCCAAACTAGGATCTTTTAATAATCCACGAAATAACGCCAAATCATAGCTGGTTCCAGGGCATTCGCTTCTTAAATAAAGGCAGTTACAATTTGGAGATACACAACGTGGAATGTTTTGTTCTCTAAGACACATTTCCACAAATCTTTCCAAGCACTCTTTACAAATTAGGTCCTTACACTGTAAATTAGAACATTTTTTCAAAGATTTGGATTCAATCATACAAATAATACAAGACATTTTTACTAATTTCAATTTAAAAGTCAACCGGTTTCAGTTTTTAAAAAAGTTGATTAGGATTCTTTTTATTTTTTCTAGATAAAATGATTACAGATTTTCAAAAAGATATTATTAATGAATGTATATCCAAAGGTTCTGGAGGAATGTCTTTACCTATGGGGACAGGAAAAACAATTATTGCATTGACTGTAGCTTTACAACAATCTCCAGATGAACCAATTATTGTCATTGCTTCAAAAACTCTGTTACATTCTTGGGAAAATGAGATTAAAAAATTTTTTGGCGAAACATTGAAATATCAAATCTTACATAAAGAAAGATTGTCAACTATTGAAACATGGAATATGGATTCTACTATAAGAATTGTCTTGACAACATCTGAAGTTTTATCCAAATATTACAAAAGACATAATATTCAAGAGCGTTTTGTCTTACAAATAGATAATGAATATATTGGATATACTAATGTTTACCAACAACCGACAAACCCTTTTTTAAGTTCAAGTGTAGTTCAACACGGTCCTGGAGTTGTATATACCAAACGATGGGGCTGTTTAATTGTAGACGAAGCTCATGGATACTGTAATATTCAAGTGGATAAGTGTCGTAGTATTGCTTCCATTTGTGCTAAAAATCGTTGGTTGCTTTCAGGAACATTATTTTCAGAACCGAATCCAAATAATATCTTGGGATTTTTGACTCTAACAAATTATCCTAATGCTCCTAACAATATTGTAAGTATGTTTAGTATGATGAGAACAAGTTTTCAAGGCTTAAAATCATCGTTGGTAATTAGAAATACAACAGGTTTTGAAAAACCAACCTATAAAATAAATCATCAACTAGTTCAACAACCATTATATGAAGAGGAAATTATCATTTATGAAATGATCAAACGCGTTCTTCAAAGAATCAATATGTATATGAGAAATGCAGTTGATTATGAAGGCAGACGGAGATATGCTTCTTATTTACTTGCCATGATTACCTATTTACGCCAAATTTTAATTGCTCCTATTATTGTATTAGCATCAGTAGCAGTTGATACTTGTAAATTTAGGGACGCTTCACAACTATCAACAATTATAATGAGCGAGTTAAAAAATGCAGGACTTTCAATGTGGTTAGATTCCCCCAGAGCTTTGTGTTCTTCGCGAATTCAATCCATTTTGGATAAAATTCAAGAATACGAAACAAGAGAACCTAGAATTATTATTTTTTCTGCATTTAGAACTTCATTAAAGTTACTCAATACATTGGTGGAAGAAAGTTTCCCCAACGTTTGGAAAAGTTTTACTTTAGAAAGTTCACATACCATTCCCAAAAAATCAAAAATTTTGCAAGAATTTGGAAAATGCGAAAAAGGAATTTTATATCTAACTTATAAAACTGGCTCAGAAGGACTCAATCTTCAACATACGAATACTGTTTTCTTAATGGATGCTTTATGGAATGCTTCTTCTGGAGAACAAGCCATAGCAAGAGTTGCCCGTCGTGGTCAATTATCTCAAACGGTAAATATAGTAACTTTTATTTCTAATACAGGAATTGAAAAAGCCATGCTGGAAAAACATATTAATAAGATCGAAATAGCTGAAGAACTAATGAATGGGCCCATTAAAAAACAATATCATACAATGAAAGTCAATGATATTATAAAAATGGTTTTGAAAGATGACACGACAAATTTGTATCATCAAATTCAAAATAAAATTAAAAGTGATTAAATTTTATAGATGTATTGGATCAAATAAAAAATGTATAAACTTTTTTTATTGTTGATGCTTTTAAAAATAATTTATGCAATCAATACAATGTTCAATTGGAATTTACCAATTCTTTCAAGAAATTATACAAATTTTATTGAATTACAAAGTGCTTGTTCTAACGGACAACAATCCTCCAAATATGCATTTTCTTGTCCTCATATGATGCTTTTTAGTGATGACATGATTATGGCAAGTAAATTGGACGGTTTAGAGGAAAATTTTTTATATGCTGTTGCTGGATCGTCAACAGATAGAGATTGTGGTGTATGTTATCAAGTTCAATTATTAGATGCAGAAAGAGAATGGAAACCCAATTTTAAACAACTCGTAGTTCAAATTTATAATAGCGGTTATGATGTCATGTCTGGACAATTGGATATTTATATGGGTGCTGGAGGTTTTGGTTATTTTGATGCCTGTAACGCCGATTGTTTTACAAAGTATTGTCAAGGAGGTCCTTGCCACGATTCTTTTTATCAAGGTTCCTTTGAAAATTGGAATCAAGCTCAATATGATGATCCTAATATTTGTTATAGTGGTGGTATAAAATGGCTCGATCAAAAAGATCGCATTGAATTACAAAATTTGTGTCAAGGTTTAGTAGCTAACCAAAATACTCTAAAAGATCGTATTACTATAGATAGTTGTTTTCGATCAAATGTAGAACTGCTTCATCAAAATTTTGTGAGCACTAATTATATTCGAGTAAAATGTCCAGAAAATTTAACAAAAGTGACAGGTCTTGTGCGACAAGATGATGAAAATTATCCTGTTGCTCATATAAATAATAATTTGGAAAATCATTGTATAGGAAATCGAACACAAGGTCATTATTGTGTAACGACGATGCAAGATTGTTGTAAACCATCATGTTCTTGGTCTAATAAAGGATATCCTGATTCAATTTGGAATCGAATTGATAGTTGTTCTAAAGATGGAATAATTTTGGGAAAATAAAAATTGAATTTCTTTTTGGTTTTGAAATTTTAATAATTAAATGTCTCTTATTATTAATCATCCTCCTCAAGAAAAATTTACAGGAGATCCTCCTCCAACTTATTTTCCATTTAAATATCCTCTAGATCATTTCCAATTATTTGGTTGTCAAGCCATTGAAAAAAATGAAAATTTGCTGGTTACGGCACATACGGGTAGTGGTAAAACAGTTCTTGCGCTTTATGCTATTGCCCGTTGTTTAGCAAAAAATCAACGAGTTATTTATATTAGTCCTATAAAAACTCTTTCGAATCAAAAATACAAGGAATTTGGAGATAATTTTGACAGTATTGGTATTTTAACTGGAGATATTAAAATTAATCCTGATGCTCAATGCTTAATTATGACGGCTGAAATTTTGAGAAATTTTTTAACCAGTCATAAAACTCCTTCTTATTTTTCGTTAGAAAATGTAACTTGTGTAGTTCTCGATGAAGTTCATTTTATTAATAATCAAGATCGAGGACGAGTTTGGGAAGAAATTATTCTATATTTAGATTCAAAAATTCAACTAGTGATGCTTTCTGCTACATTATCTCAGCCTTTACTTTTTGTAGAATGGATTGCAAAACTAAAAAATATTCCTTGTCATTTGGTAGGAACCGTGAAAAGACCTGTTCCGCTGTGTCATTATATTTATTGGGAAAATGAATTACATTGCTATTTGAAAGAGGAAAATTGGAAACCAAATGTTTGGTCAACGACAGTAGCAAGAATTGAAAAATATTATAAACACAATAGATTTTCTAGTGCTTTATTTCAAGAATGTTTATCGTTTCTTGAAAATCGAGACCTTTTACCTGCTACCGTATTTTTACTTAATCGAGATCATGTAGAAAAGCAAGCTCTTGCTTTGTATACGTTTCAAAAGGATTTTGAAAAAGTGGCCAAAATTGAAGCCATTTGGAACAAGTATTTACACAAGTATAACGAGTATTATCAATACACAGCCCAATGGAACATGGTCAAAAGTTTAGTTCTAAAAGGTATAGGAATTCATCATTCTGGAATGATTCCTTTATTGAAAGAAATTGTAGAAATTTTGTATACAGAAGGATTACTACCCGTTTTGTTAGCTACAGAGACATTTGCTTTAGGAGTTAATGCACCGACCAAAACAACAGTATTTACCAATTTACAAAAGTTTGATGGAATTCAAAAACGTAATTTATATTCTGAAGAATACAATCAAATGGCAGGTAGAGCAGGTCGTCGTGGATTGGATCCAGCGGGAACAATTGTTATATTACCGCATCGTGAGATGATCTCAGAGACAATGTTAAACAAGGTAGTTATGGCTCCTCCTAAAACGATCCAAAGTCGGCTGTCTATTGATTATTCAGTGGCTATGAATAGTTCTAGAATCAATGATACATTATTTTTTAAGCAGGAAAATGGTCTTGTCAAAAGTCTTGAACAGGAAAAAGGTGCCATGAAAATGATGAATATTGATTCACAAAAAGTGGAAAATTTTTATCCATTGGTGAAAGAAATTTTAGAATTGGAACAAAAATTAGTTCCAGATGGATATATTCGTTTGGATAAAAAGATTGAAAAAAAATACAAGAAAAGAATTATGGAATTGTCTCGTCAAATTCCTGAAAATGAATATAAGCTATTAGTTCAGTTTTTTCATCAAGAACAAAACTCGAATAAACTAGAGGAAGAAATAAAATTTTCTCAAGAACGTTGGGATATTCAATTGAAACTCATTCATCAATTTCTTTTGGATCATTCTTTTTTACTTTCCATAAATCCGTTGACTTATACACAAAAAGGAACAATCATGGGTGAAATTCACGATGGTAATGCTCTTTTAATGGCTGAAATTTTGGATTGCGGGCTTTTAGATAATCTAGAACCTGATGTATTGGTAGGAATTTTATCTATTTTTGTTGCAGATCCAGAACGAGAAAAAATACTACTGGCCGATATGGATTTGACTAGTCAAGAAAAGTTTATTTTTGATAAAATTCAGCAATTAATTGAAAAAGGTCATTCTAATGAATTACAATTTATTCAAAATTTGCCTTTTCAATTTGCCAATAATTGGGAAATATCTAAAACAATGTATATTGTTGTAAAAGATTGGTTTAACGGGAAAAGTTGGATTGATATTCAAACATATTATGGAGACTTTGAAGGAAATTTTATAAAAAACATTTTACGATTGTCGAATTATATACAAACTATCTTGAATATAGCCATTATGATTAATAATGTTTCATTACAACAAAAATTGGCAAATTTTCAAGAAAAACTTGTTCGAGATATTGTCATGAATGATTCACTTTACATCAAAGCTTAATGAATTTAAATAGTATTGATGAATAACTTTATCTATCCAATATACAAATTTTGTATGGTCTATAGGAGCTTCATAACACATTTCAATATCTTTAAAATTATGAGTCGTGTGTTTTAAAAATTTTTTTATTCTTCGTAACGTTGCCGGATAGACTAGCAAGTCATATTCACTTTTTGTATATTCTTTGGATTTTGTAATGATAATGGTGAATTTTTTGACATGATTGATTAAAAAATGATTATTTAGTTGTAATGATTTTTGTTTTGCGTTCGAGTCTCTTAGTAACAACGGAATTGTTATTTTAAAATTTACATTTGGATTAAAATATTTAAAATAAGAGTGCACTGTATTTTTAAATTTTTGATTTACTGATCTCATCTTTAAAATGTATTTTAAATTACCAATATATTCAAAAATTTCAAATAATAAATTTTCACTTAATTTGTGAATTAAACTCATGTTTTTTTAAAAAAAGTGATTTTTTAAATTTTTTTCTTACAAAAAGGTAACTTTCAACATCAAGACCCCCAAGAAATTAACCAAACCAGATTATCAAAAACCAGATTATCAAAAACCAACAGGACCCAAGCCAATGTCTGAACCAGAAATCGTATGCTGTATCTGCACCGACGCCGTCGTGATTCCCGTCAAGATTACCGCATTTCGTTGCCGAAAAGAGCCAGGAGGACCCTCATGCGACGCCGTTAACCGAGTCTGCCTCTTGTGTGCTCGACAGTTGTTGAGCCTCAATGTTCCCGCCAATTCGCGTCCAACGCAAGTCAAATGCTTGTTCTGCCCTGCTACTTGCAACCCAAGGTCTCTCAAAGCTGAAAACGCCTACGAAAAGGACTTTATGCTCATGTCCCTGATGAAACGAACGGACTACTCCTGTCCTCGACACACCGACGGATGCACTGTCAAGGGCACGCAGAACGATCTTCATCGCCATCTTCGAGACGAATGCCAATACCGTATTACAATTTGCGACTGCTCCGCCTCGATTCGGCCTTGTGACTCTGCTGAGCATATCAAGGTTTGCCCTCTCTACAAGTCCTGCGAGGTATGCCATGAATACCATCGCTCCCAGACCCTGATACAGCATCTACAAACGGCGCACAACAAGGACAAGTGCGGGCAGTGCCTTCAGCTGGTAGACTGCGACAAAACTGCCCAGCACGCTCAACAAGAGTGTCCAGAACGATTTGTCATGTGTGATGTATGCCATGACGACGTTCCAATCAAAGGACTACGGGCACATCTTTTGAACCATTCCGACAAGGCCACTCAAGACATTCAAATGCTTGTTCGTCAGCTTCATGCCTCCAACGAGTATTTAGCCATAACGGCTCAAGCCCTTTTGAAAGTTCCTGCCGAACTCACGTCCTCGGGCTCTTTCTCTAGTTCTGCTGGAGGCGGTGGCGGAGGTGGCGGAGGTGGCGGAGGTGGCGGTGGTGGCGGAGGTGGCGGAGGTGGCGGAGCTGGCGGCGGTGGTGGAGCTGGCGGCGGTGGTGGAGCTGGAGGTGTAGGTAGAGGTAGAGGTGGAAATAGAGGTGGACGTGGAGGTGGAGGCGGAGGTGGCGCAGGTGACTATGACTACATTTATGCAGGTGACTATGGATATGACTACCCTTGGAATGCAGACTTGTTTGAGCGGGCGGTAAATAGAATGTAAATATTTTTAATTCCAATAAAAAATTAAAAAATTGAATTAAAGTTTTGGTTTTTAGATTCAAACAAAAAAGGATGAACCCAGATTCTATATTTTATCAGTTGGATATTGAAATTCAAAATGACATGCTGAGTAAAGTGCCCGATAATTGTAATGACACTAATATTTATTATGAAGCTTTCATCCAATATTTGACATCTCGATCTCATCTTAATAAAACTTTTGATAATTTTGCTTATAGGTTGTCTATTGAACAACATCATTCTAAAACTTGTGAATCGTTTGTAGACACGATGCATAAGCTTCAAAAAAATAAGGATGTCACTGGACGTATGAAACCTTTGCTTCAACAGGAATTTTATTCTTTTATTTTGGAAAATGCTGAACAAATTGAAAAAGTTTATCAAGAAGTACAAAAATCGTCGATTGAATTTCCAATGACTTTTTTTGGTTGGAAAACTTTATATCGTTCCTACCTAATTCAAACGCACGAAGGAATTGCAGAGCGTCTTGATCATTTATGGTTTAGAATTGCCTTGTTTTTACACACTAGTAATTTTGAAAAAGTCAAGCAAACGTTTGGGATGTTACGTTCAGGAGAGGGCATTCATGCTACCCCAACCTTGTTTCATGCGGGGATGGTTCATGCACAAATGGCGTCATGTTTTTTGATCGGTACTGAAGACTCTGTGCAAGGCATTTTTAAAACGATATCTGACGCTGCCATTATTTCAAAATACGCGGGTGGTATTGGAATTCATATCAGTAATATTAGAGCCAAAAAATCATACATTTATGGCACCAATGGATATAGTAATGGAATTATGCCCATGTTACGAGTTTATAATGATACCAGTCGTTACATTGATCAATGTTTTGATGCCCAAACTCGCATTGTAACCTCCAGAGGGCTTATTCCTATTAGTGAAATTAAACCATTGGAAGATTCCGTTTTGACCAAGGATGGAGAGTTCCACAAAGTTCAAAAGAAACTTGTTCATGTGGTTGAGAAAGATATTGTTCGTGTTTTGGTTCAAACCCCTTGGAAAGAAAAAGTCAAGACTATAATGACAAGCGGACATGATATGTATTGGTTTGATCCTGTGAGTCAACAAAAATTATTTGTTCCAATTGGGAAAGCTAGTTTTGGATTTCAACCTGTATACGTGCAACCTAAAAGTTTATCAGTAGCCTTTTATGAGGAAGAGTGCTTTGTTCTGGGTTATTTGTATGCAAATTTATCATATACTAGTCCAATGAAATGGAAACTATCGCCTCCTAATGATGCCACTTTAATTGAACGAGTTACCAATTTTCTTGAACGATACTATCCAAAATGTTTTTCTCTAGAACCACGTCCAGGGAATCAAGAAAAAATAAACATTGTCATTGATTTGAAAAAATTTGAAAGCACCGTTCCATCGTTGATTGATTGGCATTCCTTGACTCCAGGAGATTTTCCCATGGAACTAGCCTTGGGTCCCCTTCCAAAAATTGAAAAGTTTTTACAAGGCTACCAGTATTGCAAGACAGAACTAGATAAAGAAAGTCCAAAAGTGCAATTTCTAAAGTATCGACTTGGTATTTTTGAAAACAATGCTAAAATTTTAGGAATGGAAACAAAAGAAGAAAACAAGACGTTACTTTATGATTTGGAAGTGGATAAGGAACATAATTACCAAACAGTTCTTGGACTTGCTCATAATGGTGGCGGAAAACGTAAAGGAGCATTTGCCATGTATATTGAACCTTGGCACTCGGATATCTATGATTTTATAATGGCACGTCGTAATACGGGTAATGAAGAGGAAAGAGCACGAGATTTGTTTTTTGGTTTGTGGGTTCCCGATGAATTTATGCGAAGGGTAGAGAGTGATGATGATTGGTATCTCATGTCTGAAAATTTGTCACCAGGCTTGTCCAAAGTTTGGGGTAAAAAGTTTGACGATCTTTATAACTCTTACATTACGCAAGGAAAATATACAGAAAAAGTCAAAGCTCGTGAATTATGGTATGAAATTCTAAAGTCCCAGATTGAGACAGGTACGCCTTATATTCTTTATAAAGACACCTGTAATCGTTGTAGTAATCAACAAAATTTGGGAACCATTCGTAGTAGTAATTTGTGTTGTGAAATTATTGAATACAGTGATTCTAAAGAGTATGCTGTATGTAATTTGGCTTCTATTTGTTTGTCCTCTTGCTTACAACAAAAAGAAATATCAGATATTACATTTTGGGTTTTTGGAAAAGAAGGATGTTTTTTCTGTGATTTACTAAAAAGTTTATTCAACAAGAAAAATGTCAGTTATACTTACATTACAAATAAGGAACATTTGTCTAGTTTTGAATCCCAACGATTAGTAGGAAAAACCAGCTATCCAATTGTTTATCAAGGAAACACCCATATTGGAGGTTTCAAAGAAACATGGGAAATTTATTTACGACCAGACTTTGATTTTGAAAAGCTGGGAAAAATTGTGGGAACGCTAGTCGAGAATCTAAATATTATTATTGATAAAAATGCATATCCTTTGGAAGAATGTCGTCGTAGTAACTTTAAAAATCGTCCCATTGGTATTGGAGTTCAAGGACTTGCCGATGTTTTCATGGCAATGCTTGAACCTTATGATTCCGAGTTTTCAAGAAATTTGAATCGTCGTATTTTCGAAACCATGTATTATTATGCTCTTAAAAAATCCCATGAATTGGCAATGCTTTACGGTCCCTATGATAGTTTTGAAGGTAGTCCTTTGTCAAGAGGAAAGTTCCATTACGAGTTTATGAGCGTTTTTGATCAAACAAAGCATTTAACTTGTGGATACAATTGGGAATTACTTAGAAGCAACATTGTAAGAGATGGAACTCGTAACTCTTTATTGTTGGCTCCTATGCCTACAGCAAGCACTTCTCAAATTATGGGAAATACAGAATCTTTTGAGCCGTTGACTAGTAATTTTTATGTTCGTAGAACTTTGGCGGGGGAGTTTTATGTAATGAATAAACATCTAAGATACATCCTGGAGTGTGCAAATGCTTGGAAAGAACATAATATTCAAGTTCTTATTTTAGACAAGGGGAGTATTTTAAATATGGATATTCCTAAAAGTATCAAGGATGTTTTCAAAACGGTTTGGGAAATTCCTCAAAAACATTTGATTGAAATGGCAGCGGATCGTCAAATGTTTATTGATCAAAGTCAAAGTTTTAATATTTACATGTCCAAAGGGGATCTTGCTACTCTCACCAAGATTCATTTCTACGGTTGGAAAAAAGAACTAAAGACTGGATCTTATTATTTACGAACTCGTGCAGCTATTTCGTCACAAAATTTTAGTATGGACCCAGAAAAGGAGGCTTGTACTTCATGCTCGGCATAATGTGTTTTTTTCAATAAAATTCTAATTAAAAATTTAATTAAAATTTAAGCCAAGTGCATGATAGGACCTGCTCCCATTTGATGCATGGTTGTATTTCCTAACACTACATCGTAATCAACGGTTCCTCTAAAAGCTCCAATACTGTAAGGATATTCATTATTCAAGACATAATGATAAATATTGGTCATTTTTCCTTCCCACATTACTTCAGAAGTCAAGCCGTGACATTCATCTAATTGATCATTCGTAATTATATTACCATCCTTGTCGTAAGGTCCATAAATTCCGTATCCATCTAATGCATAACCAAGCAATGGAGAAGGACCTTTCTCTTTCTTGCAAAGGAGACATTTCCAAGAAAATGCATGTAAATGATATTGTTCACTATAAGGATGTCCAAAGCACTCATCCAAAGGTAAAATAGAAATAGGATTATACCAGGTATTATTTGAAGCATCAGCTATTTCTGCATGCCAAACTGTTCCGGTAAGGGTCACTCCTAAAATTAAGTAATTAATGGGTTGAGGTGTTTCATTATATTTTGGATGTTTAGGAATTTTAAGATCAAGGACATAGGGGCTTACTCCAATTGCAGCAGCACTACTATAGTCTGATCCTGGAACTCCAGTCTTTGGATCATGACCACCTGGAGCGGCAGCATACCATTTGTAAGCTCTAGTTCCTGGTTTCACCGGAAACATTCCCATGGGTGTAGTTGGTAAACCATTGCCCTTAAAATATCGATAATTTTCATCTTCAGTTATACAAAACATGCTACCTTCTGGATCATAATAATTTGCACATACACTGCCATTGACAAATGGTATTTTTGAAATTATAATCGTATTAGTTTCTTGATCTACCCAAGGTCTGTCACTTGTTTTTAATTTTGTATCCGGTCCTAAAATAGCTTTAAAAAAATCTCCTAAATAAATCCCATTTTTTTGAGGAATAAACGGGTCAAGATTAGGAGGAGAATTTTTCAATACTGTAATTTGATTTTCATCGTCTGTACAATTACATGCACTTTTACATCCGTTGGAATTTAAAATTTTATTACTATAGAGCAAAACAAAGTCGGAAAAGGCTCCCATTTACTATTGTTATTTTTTTTAATTGTGTAAAAAAATTAAAAATCATGCATTGAACCACCAAGTAAAAAATGTCTAGCAAGTCTTGAAGGGTGGTTTATTTTTTCTATTAATTCTTTCATACAAGATTTCCAATAAAATTTTAAAACACTAAATTTTAAATTTTTTAAAAATGGATATTGAATTTGACTGAGTAATTTTAAAATCATTTTGATTTCGTAAATTTCTATTCGATAAGAATAATTGTCTTTTTTTCCATCGATAATTTTAGTAGCACTATAAAAATTATTTTTTTTATCAACTGGATTCCATGGGTAAAAAAATAAAGACATAACTTTTGGATCGACATTTTTTCTAGTAATTATAAAAGCCCAGGAATTTTTATTTAAATGGCATGAGAAATCTTGAGATTTATTAAAATAGTCAAATGCGTAAAGAGCTATTTCAGTCCATATTTCCATTTTTGTTGACAGAGTTTAGCTTTTTTGAAATGTATTCATTTTTTAGTTTGATGTAATTGGATTCATATGTAATGTAATTTCTTGATCAAGAAATTGTATTTTTACTGTAGATAGTATTTGATGAATTTCATTGATGGTCATGCTTAAAATTTTTTCATATATTTTTGCCTCTATACTATCAGGAACAAAAGAAAGATTTAAATCTTTATTTTGAAGAATCTTGAAAACTAATTGCTTAATATCATCTGACGAGATTTTTTCTGGACTTGATTCTTTTTTGGAAGAAAATAGATTTCCCATTTCTATCAATAGGTTTTTTTATATTTTTTAATTATAGAAATGGTTTTTAAAAAACGTGTTTGCGTTTCAGGATATTTTTCTCCTGTTCATGTTGGTCACTTGGAATATTTACAAAAAGCCAAAGATATTGCTGGTCCAGATGGAGATTTAGTTGTTATTGTAAATAATGATGATCAAGAAATTCTTAAAAAAGGAAAAGTTTTTATGAAAGGAGTAGAACGTATAAAAATAATGCAAGCCTTGAGAATGGTAGATGAAGTTCATTTATCAATTGATCAAGACCGAACAGTTTGTCAAACTATTGCATCGATTCAACCACCTATTACCCACTTTTGTAATGGGGGTGATCAAAACAATAATAGTATACCGGAAACAGGAATTTGTAATGAATTAGGAATTGAATTAGTAGATGGACTCGGGGATAAAATTCAATCTTCGTCTTGGTTGACTGGATTGAAAGCGGTTAACTAGTTAAGGCACTTTTATTTTTTTTTTTGTAGGAAATTTGCCATATTAGATTTAGCATCATTGAACCGTTTTATTCTTTGTGCTTTTTGCTGAGGAGTTTGTTGTTTAGCAGTTGGTGTAGGTCCTGTAGCAGGTGGTGTAGCAGGTGGTGCTGTAGCAGGTGGTGCTGTAGCAGGTGGTGCTGTAGCAGGTGGTGCTGGATCAGCAGGTTGTGCTACTGGAGCAGTTGGTGTAGGAGCTGGAGTAGGTGAAGGTGTAGGAGCTGGTAAAGCAAGTGATGATTGAATTTTTTTCTTTTGTAAGTATTGTTTAAGTAAATCATTAGCAGAATTAATTTGAGCTGCTTGAGCTGTTCGTTTGATCTTTTGTTGTTGAGTTATTCCAACTTGGTCAGGATTTGATGTTTTTCTTTTAGCTTTCCATTTTTGTTCCAAGTTACTTTGATTTAATTGTTGTAATTTGATCACTTGATCCCCAAACAACTTTTTAAGAGCTTGTTGTTGTTTTTGGGTTGATATAGTGGAATTTGGTGTAGAAATAATTTCTAATTGAGCCGGTTTTGGTTGAAATTTTGTTTGTAACTGTTTTATTGCTCGTTTAATAGCCTCTAACTCTTTCTTTTGTAAAGACTTTTTTATTTCACCTTGAGTTACATCTCCTTGAATAATCTTGGCTTTATTAAGCTCCTTTTTAAGCTGTTGAATAGCACTTTGGGCTTCTTGAATACTTTTAGCTTGACTAGCTTTTTTAAGTAAAGCTTGTAAAGTTTTAGACGCAACTTGCCTATTCATAAGATTTTTTATTCTTTGTTTAAGGTTGGCATTGGTCACAGCGGAAGCAGCTTTATTGTAAAGCGATGTTAACTTTCCTCCCAAAAATGCACCGGTTGATTTTAATTTATCGGTAAAGGCCATAATTGCTTCAGATCCTCCATCTTTATAACGATAATAATTTAATACCAAGTCTATTTCCCAAGGTTCTGGTAATTTTTTATTAATAATTCTATTTATTTCTTTTTCATCTACGACTTGATTTTTTTTGTATTGATCAATTTTATTTTTAAAAGCTGGAGACTCTGTAAGACTTTTTTTGGCCTTATTGGCTTTTACATTGTTTCCAATTTTTTGTTCTCCAATTACTTTATTATAATTTTCAATTATACTCAAAATTTCTTTTACATTTGTTTTTCCATTTACTAATTCACTAATTTTTTCATCAAATTTAGTTTGAAATGTCTTGTCTTGTCTATTCAAGACTTTATATTTTTCAAATAATAAAAACAAATTCTCCAAATAATTAATTTCGTTGGGGTCTTCAGTTTTGTCCGGTTTAAGTTGCTCTAATTGTTTTAAAATTTTTTGAGTTTGTTTTGCTTTCTTGTCATCTGCAATAAGAGGAGGTTCTTGAATTTTTGAAGCTCCTGCTAATTCAGGAGCCCCTGGTGATGAAGGTTTATTACCCATTTTTTATCATTAAGAAAATAATAAATTCCATTCTAAAAATTTAAAATCTTTCATCAAAAAAACGTCTCCATATTTTAGTTCTAGTCCGTCCATAAATTTACAATCTATTTCGTTTCGTGTCATTAAACTATAAATCATTTTTATAATTCTTCCATGAGTTACCAAGACAATATTTTTCTCCTTTAGCATTTTTAAATCATTTATAAATCCATTCAAGTTTTGACCATATGAGGAATCAAATTCCACCACTTTATTTTTAATTCTAATGTCAATTATAATTTCTGGATGGTTATCACAATAATTTTTAATAATTTCTGCGGTTTCTATAGTTCTAATAGTTGGACTTGTATAAATTTTTGTAACATCTTTGGGTAATTTTTTACAAGCCTCAACAATTTGATCACGACCTAACGTAGATAACATTACATCTTTATTAGGTTTTACATTGTTTATAGTTTCTAAACCACAAGCATCCGTAATTCCGTGACGAACTAAATACACATTCATTTTAATTAATGTAAAATGAATAGTTTAAATTAGTAATAGTTTTTTTATAAATTACGAGTAAAGATCATCTTCTTGTTCTTCATTAACTGTTTGAGTGGTTGCCCCGTTATTAGAACCTGGAAATCTAAAATCCGCAATAGAACCCGTTCCTGTATACGCAACTCTAGATGCCTGAAGAGTTCTGGCAAAAGATGAATATTGAGCCAAATCCTTGTCACTAACACTACGACGAGCATTTCGAACTGCATCCTCAAAATGTTTGGGCAAAATTTGGCTCAGCTCTTCTGGGATTTCGGCGACATCCCCTAATTCTGTCTTGAGCTTTTCTTTTTCAATATCGTCTTTAATTGCTAATTTCGCAGCTCTTTGACAAATTTCAGTCAAGTCTGCTCCTGTAAACTTGTCTGTAGACTCGGCAATAAAACGTAAATCTACATTTTTATCCACAGGAGACTTGGCCAATGTAGCCTTGAGAACTCCAAGACGCGCATCGACATCAGGCATAGGAATATAAATTAATTGATCCAAACGTCCTGGACGCATCAATGCAGGATCAAGAATATCTGGACGATTCGTGGCTCCAATCACAAAGACATTTTTCTTGGCTCCAATTCCATCCATTTCCGTCAACAATTGATTCATTACACGATCTCCTGCTCCTCCCGCATCTCCCATACTGTTTCCACGAGCCTGGGCAATTGAATCAAGTTCGTCAAAGAATAAAACACATGGAGCCGCTGCTCTTGCTTTTTCAAAAACTTCACGAACATTGGCTTCTGATTCTCCAAACCACATGGTCAATAATTCTGGACCCTTGACAGAGATAAAATTGGCTTGGCACTCATTGGCTACTGCTTTTGCCAGTAGTGTTTTGCCACATCCAGGAGGACCATAAAATAGAACCCCTCGAGAAGGAGACATGCCAAATTTTTCAAACTTTTCTGGATGTTCCACAGGGTATTGAACAAGTTCTTGTAACTCTCGTTTCACATCCTCAAGTCCTCCAATATCTTTCCAACTTACATTAGGAACTTCAACCACTGTTTCACGAAGCGAGGATGGATTAGAAATGGTCATGGAGTGTTTGAAATGATCCATACTGACTGCCATACTGTCCAAAACTTCTGCATCAATGGTTTCCTCTTCAATATCAATCACGTCCATTTTTTCACGAATACATTGCATCGCTGCTTCCGTGCACAAGGCTGCAATATCCGCTCCTACAAACCCATGTGTATTTTTGGCAATAAATTCTGGATCGACATCCTCATCCAATTTCATATTTCTTGTGTGAATCCTAAATACCTCTAATCTTCCATTTTCATCAGGAACTCCAATATCAATTTCTCGATCAAAACGACCAAATCGGCGAAGTGCAGGATCAATCGAATTAGGTCGATTTGTAGCTGCAATAACCACTACATTGGCTCTCTTTTTCATTCCATCCATCAATGTAAGTAATTGAGAAACAATTCTCTTTTCTACTTCACCATTAGTCTTGTCACGCTTGGGGGCAATAGAATCAATTTCATCAATAAAAATGATTGCTGGAGCATTCTTTTCTGCTTCCTCAAATGCTTTTCGAAGATTAGACTCTGATTCACCTGCCATCTTGGACATGATTTCTGGACCATTAATCAAAAAGAAAAAAGCACCAGTCTCATTCGCTACTGCTCTTGCAATCAACGTTTTTCCTGATCCAGGAGGTCCATACAATAACACTCCTCTTGGAGGTTTCACGCCCAAATTTTTAAACAAGGCAGGATGACGTAATGGAAGCTCAATCATCTCTCGAATTTGCCCCATTTGACGTCTACAACCTCCAATATCATCATATCCAACATCATCTAATCTTTCCTCATCCTCTCTCTTTATAGGATCTCCTTCACAAAAAATGACTGTATCTGGTGACACAATACAAAAAGGACCACCTTCAATTTCAACAACTTTAAACTCGACAGGATGCATCGCCTGTCTTACAATAAAAAGATCTCCCTTTGAAACAGGGCGATAGGATTCCAAAAAATAGGGTTTAAGATACACATCAAAAAGATTTCCAGAAACTCCTTCAATCGTATCATCAATAGGTAAAACATGGATACGAGTTCCATAAGGGACATCAGCGCATCCATTTACTGTTACGAGGTCTCCAAGCCGAACTCGAAGATTTTTTCGAACGACTTTATTCATTCGAATCGATCCAGTTTCCATATTATTTTCCGTCAACGCAATACATATCGTTGTTTTTCCTTTTTTTCCTTTAATTAATACGGAATCTCCACGAAACAAACCAAGCTCTTCCATTTTTTCATTCGATAGACATACGACAGAATTATCATCATTTGTGCTTTCATCAACTAGTAAACGATTAGGAGATTTTTTTTTAAGAGTGTCCATTTTGGAAAGACAATGTATAAAAAAAAAACAAATCAATTTTTAAATTGAACATTCTTTTTTAACGTTGATTTTGTTTTTAAAGAAAAAGGCGAAATAAATTTTGGTGTTGGAGTTTCTTGAATGTGAACCAAACGATATGAAATTTTACATAAATCATCATGAATTAATGACATTTTTCCAAATCGAATTTCAGAAAATTGTTCATCGGTAAAATCCGGTTTAAAATGGATATTCGTTTTAAGGCAATCATTTTCCTTTACAAAGTGCACCAAAGTTGATAAATTAAGTGCTTTCATATTAGTATTTCCTACATTGTAAAAAATTGTAATATCTTCATGTTGAGATTTAATCGTTTCCGACAAAATTTTTTCATCTTCAAAATAAATAAATCCTTCTGGTAAATTTGTAATATCTAGACTCATTGGAACTGGGATGTAATTAGTTTCTTTTCTTGTCATTAAAATTTGAGAAAAACAAGTCAATGACTTGTAATTTTGCTGAATCATATTTCGTAAATCCATATTAATATTTTTTAATTTTGTAATAGCCATTTATCATATTGAAAATTATTCCTTTAAAATAAAACTTTTAATTGTTGGATCTAAAAATTCAAGATTATGAGCAAAAAAATGATGCGAGTCTAGATTAATTATGGTATCTCCACGATTTTTCAAGGTATCCAAAGCTAATACTGGAGCAAATCCCAAATCTTTATCTTGTGTCGAAGTAATAAATAAGATTTTTGTTTTGGATTTAGATAAATCTTTTAAAGAACAAAAATATTTTTCAATTCCAAAAGCGTAACCCAAGGCATATTTTAAAGAATAATAATAAGCGGAACGAGAATTATTATATTGTGCTTGTCTATTTGAAGAACCTACAACAATGGTTTGTAAAGGATTAGAAATACAACTTGGAACATATTTTGAAAACCAAAGGGTAAGTTGATAGGATCTTTCTCCTAATGTTCTGAATTTCTCAGCTTGAAATAAAAATGAAACGGACAAACATACAAATTTTGTAACATTCCAATCGTTAAAATATTTTAGCAATTTCCACGTCAAAACTGCTCCCCAATCATGAGCAATAATAGTTTTAGACATATTTTTAGGATAACTTTCTATAATTTCTTGGACTAGCAATTTATTTTGAGATAAGGAAATTCCTGTTCTATTATTTATTACTATTGGAATACAATTTATATCCAACAATTCATTAACCAAGTTAGAATAAATAATACACCCATCAGGATAACCATGGATAAAGAAAACCAACATTATACTTTTATTGTTTATTTCTTTAAATTAAAAGTTGAAAGACCAAAAAAAATTTTATTCTGTAACAAAATGTGTCAGCATTATAAAAGAAATTGTAAATTATTGGCCGAATGTTGTAATAAATTATATGATTGTCGTCAATGCCATGATGCTCAAGAGGATCACAGTATTGATCGATATGCTACAAAAACAATAGAATGTAATCAATGTAAAACTGCTCAACCAAAGTCAAATCAATGTATCCATTGTGAAATTCAATTTGCAAATTCATATTGTAATCTCTGTAACTTGTGGACAGAATCTCCTATTTATCACTGTGAATCCTGTAATATTTGTTATTCGACTGATACGGAGAAAAGATTTCATTGTGATAATTGCGATTTATGTTTTGAAAGTTCTGTAGAAAATCATCAATGCCAACAAAAAAAAGTGAGTAAAGATCAAGAATGTTGTGTATGCTTAGAACCCTTGTATTATCAAATTAGTGCTCCTTATATGCTAAACTGTCAACACTGGATTCATTTTAAATGTATGGAGGAAATGTTGAAAAATGGAAAACATCAGTGTCCATTGTGCAAAAAATCCATGGTAGATATGAATTGGTCAGGCTTGAAAGAATTAATAAAATTAATACCTATTGATGAAATGGAAAAAAAAGAAATTCAAATATTATGTAATGATTGTTTAGAAAAAACAATTTGTGATTATCATCCTGTAGGACATTCGTGTGGAAAATGTGAAAGTTTTAATACCGTATTGATTTAAAAAATTTCCTCCAAAGACTTAATTTTAATATTTTCATGGTCTTTATACGATTCTTTAATTTTCTCTATATAAATTTCATTACAATTTATAAATCATTCCTTCTTTCTATTCTTTTTTTATATTTTTGTTTTACATTTTCCAAGCTTTGTTCATCCACAGATTGGTAAATCAAAATTAAATATTTTTTACATATAACCGGATAGATAAAATCTTTACTAATTTTAGTTTCGGTTTTGAACGATTTATTTTTTCACCAAAAGCAAATAATCTTGGATTAAAACCTAACAATTAGAACCAATAGGAATATAAATTTTCATTTTTATAATAATTGATTTTTGATTATTTGTTTTTTTTAAATTCAAAACAAATGTTACAAATTCATTTGAATGTATTGGAAAAAAATGAACTCGAGTATTTTAATAATTTGGTCAATATTAATAAAGAATTTCTGCCATCAACCGTAGGATTTGGGGAAACAAGTGAATTAAGAAATTCAACGCAAATTGATATTTCTAACGATCCTGTTGTTGAGTGTTTAACCAATCGAATTTTGAATCAAGTTTTTAAAGAAAAAGACTATGCGCAATTTAATTATGAAGCAAATATCATCAAATACGAAATAGGACAAAAAAATGGTCTACATCATGATGAAGCCGATTGGGACGACAATGGAAATTTACAAGAAATGTATGAGGATGAAACGAGTTTTCGTAAATATTCATTAATTATTTTTTTATCAGACAACTATCAAGGAGGAATTTTAAATTTTCCAAAATTAAATTTAAACATTTATCCTAAAATTGGAAAGATGGTGATTTTTAAAAATGTAAATGACAATTTAACAATAAATTCAAACATGATTCATGAATCTTTAGAAATAACACAAGGATGTAAAATTGTATTAGTTATTTTTGTTTCTGTTGAAAAACCAATTTTTATATAGGTAAATAAAAAACTAGAACATGGTTTAATCTTATTCTTCCAGTGGAGCCTCCTATACAAATTAATTTCCCATTATAGTAGCTGCAAGAATGGAATTCTCTACCCTCCAAGAAAGTATTTTCTACTACTTTAGAATCTTTAATTTTATAATTATTATCGTCCATCTGGTATTTTGTAAAATGAAATGTTTCCAAATCCAACATGTACAAATAGTTTGATTTTTTTTCATTTAAATTAAAAGATAAACGACCTCCAAATATCCATACTTTATTTCCAATAGTATCGTGAGCAGAAGCTGAAGCAATCATATTTGGAGGGATTTCTCCAAAAACATCCGTATTTTCCCATACCAGTGTATTTAAGTTTAAACGATTTAATTTTATTTGACCTTCGAGAGGATTATATTGACCTCCATTAAAAATGTAAAGATGATCTTGATAAATAAAACTATTATGTTTATATCTTGTTTTGGGAATGGCTCCAGTAACTTGTAATAATTTCCAATTTTGTTTTTCTAAATCATATTCGTATACTTGATTAAAAAAAAATGTTCCGTTTGTTCCTCCAAATAAATATAGCTTATTGTTATAAAAATTTAGTGTTGATCCATAAGATGCAGGAGGAGTTTGATTATTTTCTATTTTTTGAATCGCTTTTTTATCAAAATCAATAATTATAAAATCGTTGGAATTACTTTTTCCCCAAATTTCTCCACTTCCTCCAAAAATATAAACAATATTTTTAAAGGGATGAGAACAAATACTTGAAGACGCCAATTTTGGTAATTCTTCTGGTTTTATAAAGGTGTTTACAAATTTAGGAGGAATCCATTTATCATTTAAATGAAACGGTTCAACAATATTTAAAAGGTCACACAATAGTGTTTCAGATTTACAAACTCCATTTGTTCCAGAATTAGTATAACCTCCATATAAAAATAAAAATCCTTGATATAAAGTAACCGTGCATTGTCCGCTGATTGCAAATTTTTGATTTGAATTTTCAGCTTTCATTTCCCAAGAAAGAGAATGTAATTTTTCACTAGTTTTTTTTTTTCTCCAAAAAGGGGTCAACATTTGATGAAATATTTTGTAAACAAAATATTTTCAATTTTTATATTATGGAATGTAACTTGCTATTTCTTCTTTTATATCTATATATCCAGTTTCAACCAAATTATCCAAAATTTTGGCTACATTTACACTTGAATTCAAATTAATTAAATCTTGTATTTTTTGAGGACCCTTTTTTTTCAATTCATAAAGAATAGCCAATTTACATTTTTCTTCTGTCAACAATAATTCCTTATAATGATTTGATTTTTGTATATAATTATCAATTTCGTAATTGTAATTTTCTTTTATTTGTAAAACAAATTCTTGATTTTCTAGTTTTTTTATAATTTCCATAAATGTCAAGACTCGAAGAATATAATTTATTTGTTCCATTGGGATACAAGTTTTTTCGTAAATAAAATCAATACTCAAATACATATGATTCTTGTACAAATATAAAACCAAAAATGTTAAAAAATCAACTTTAAAAAAATTGTTGGCAAGTTTGAAAGTAACAAAAGACTTTTCATAAATCCATGTTAATTTTCTTTGTGGATATTTGTTATGATATAAATTGGTATGCAGTTTTTGTATTTCTAGAATTTCCATTGGAATTACAAGATTGGGGTATTCAATACTATAGGAAAAAGTATCATTAAAAACAAACAATTTTGGATAGTGAAATGATTCTTGTTTGAAATCCTTGACCAATTTTTCGTAATGGAAAGAAAAAATTTTGGGTAATTTTTTTTGATATAATTTACCCGATTTTAAACAATCTTTTATAATATTTTGACGTAAATAAGTTATAAACAAGTTTTCATTCGACAAATAAGGTACAAGATTTGAATAATCATCTTGATCTAAAATTTTTGTAGCAATCACCTTTTCCTGACCAAAAACTTTTGATTTCATTATCAAGTTGATTAATCTGGCAGGAATAAATGATTGATCAGTAGACAACTTATGAAAGGTGGCTAAAGAATTTTCATTTTGAGTTTGCTTGGAATAATAATTTTTAAGAATTTCATAATATTCCAATTGAACTATTTTATATTTTTCTGTAAACAAAAAATAAGATTTTAATTTTGTAGTATTTTTCATCTGTAAACAATCATTTATAATTTCTGTAAATTGGTTCTTTTCTATAGAATATTGATAATATAAATCAACAAAATCAGGAGTTTCACCAAAAACTTTTTCATTAAATTCCAAAATAGAATAAATTTGGCTTTTAAAAATTATTTCCAACGTATTTAATAAATTTTGAAATTTTAAATCTGGATTGAATAAGTCTACAATTATATTTTCTAAATTACTAAATTCATTTATAGAAATATTTTGGGAAATCATGTCGGTAATTATTTCTTGTGAATTAATAACATGAACCATGTAATACCAAATTTCGCCTACAATTTCTTCAAAATATCTCATTGATTGGCTAGTTGTTCTACAAGGGTTTAAATAATGATTTTTTCGAATTACACTTGTATTAAATTCCTTATAAAAACCTTGTAAAGGTTGTATTGCTAGAAAAAAATTCTTAAATGCTATTTTATAATTATTTAGAGATGTAAACGTATCTTTGGTATAATTTTGAACTTTTTCTATAATATCAATACGCATTTTTTCATATTTTTTATTATCTAAATTCATATAAATTAACAATAATGTTAATTTATCAAATAAAAATCACTTTTTATAAAATTTCATCCACTAATCCAAATTCTAAACAAGTTTTTGTATCCCATAATTGATCTTTTTTCAATTGTTCTTCCAAATCGTCTGCTGTTAGTTTTGTTTTTTCTAGATAAATATTTTTAATATGATCCATGAGTAATTTAGAATTTTCCACAGATTCCACCATGTGTGAAAATTTACCCCAGGCTCCAGATCTTAACTCATGAATCAACATGAAAGTATTATTGGTTATAAATCTTTTTTTACCCATGAGTGACAATAACGTTCCAGCAGAGGCAACATATCCTTTACAAATAGTATGAACAGGTACTTTCATATTGGATATGGTATCCATGGCAGAAAATGCTTGAAATAAAGAACCTCCAGAGGAAGTAATAAAAAGCTTAATAGGTTTAGGTTCTATATTGTAATCAATACATGGAAATTCGCTGTCTTCGTCCAACTCTTCCAATTTTTTTTGAATCTTTTTTTCTTTTTTTAAAATTTTACCTTGAAGATTCAACAATTCAGTAATTAATTTTGTCATACTTGTTTGTCCAATGATTGAATTAAAATGGATTTCATTGAGCATTTCATTTACATGAATGACACTTGTTTCTTTGTCCAAGGTGTTGGAATCATTCAAAGTCATTTTATTTGTAAAAAGTTTGCCTTAAATACAAAAATTTTTGTTGTTTGATACAGGATTTACTCTTGAAAAATTTTGTAAATAACCTTAAAAAACTGATGATTAAATAATACAATTCAATTATTTCAATATGTGTTCTATATGCCTAGAATCAAAAGACCTTGATTATACGACTCCATGTAATCATAAATTTCATAAAGAATGTATTGAATCATGGTTTCAAACTGATAGTCATCAAGAAAAGACATGTCCTGAATGTCGTTCGACGATTATAATTTTATCAATGGAGGAACCAAAAGATGAAATTTCATATGACCCTAAAAAAATTGCTTCAGGTATTTTATTACTATTACTCTTTATGAATAGTGTATTGTTGGGAGTTTTAAGATATAAAAATATATTAATTGTAAATAATGTAATTTTTTTTCTAGTTATTGATTTAGGAGTGTATTTACTTCTTAGATGTTTTTTTAACCAATATTGTAATTAAAAAAATTGAATTTTTTAACCAATCTAAAATTTTTTCCCAAATGATTCGAAAAGCAGTTTTTCAAACTTTACATATTCCAAAATTTAATCCTTTAATTTGTGTAAATACCTATCCTTGGGGTTGGGTTTCTCAAAAATTTATCAAAAATTCTTTATCGAGTTCAAAACGACTTGATTACATGTATGATTCTTTGGACGAATTTGACGAAAAGGAATTCAAAGATGGATGTATTCATGCTTACTATAAAATTTTTGATCGATTTCAAAAAAAAAAAGATTTTCTAGATAAAAATTATTGCACTCCATCACTGTCAATTGCGCTTAATATATTAAATAAGAATTTAAAAGCGACAACTCACTATCCAGACATTCAAAAAGTAGAAATTTTGGATAACTGGATAGAATATGAACATACCTTTTCTAACCATAAATTTTTGGGACTTTGGACTAATAGAGAAATGAAATTAGAGTTTTATAAAGGTTTACTAGGACCTGAAACAGATTTGGGTAGTCCTTTAAAACGCAGAGTTAAAGTTCATTTCATTTCAGCAGATAGACATGATGTTTGGATCCTGGAACAAGACCTTTATGAATTAGAATGGCAAGTTTGTAATATTAACCATGTTCTACTAAACTCCTAGAGTCATTATTTAAGATTTGATTATACATTTCAACTTGGCTTCTTTTAAGTTTCGATTTCATGGTTTCAGGTTTTGGTTCTATTGCTGGAGGGCCAACATATACCGTGGGTGGAAGCAAATTTACCTCTTGTTGATCACTGGTCCAATTATCAGTTCTTTGCCAACCATTATCCGGACCTTTTTCGAACCATTGACCATAATGAGGAGGATAACCTCCCACGGTCCCTTTTTGACAACAATTACATGATCTTTTATTATTAGGGGTCAAGGCTACTTGTTCAATCAAGCATTTTTTACGTTGAGGACTAACTTCAAAGTAAAATTTTTCTTTACTTGTCTTGTAAAAATTTAGAAAAATAGATATGATAAACAATATACTTATTCCAAATACTACAAAATCAGGTTTAAAACATGTTGAAAAAATATAGCCAAAAAACATAATGGCGTAAATTACTGCCAATACCGTACAAGTTATTTGAATTGAATTCATTTTATTTCTATTAAAAAAAAATTAAAAAAAATGAAGAATCCTATTTAAAGGAAAGATTCCTTAAATGAAATGAGTTTAGAATACGATAATATCAAGGTTTCTACCAAAACCATTATTGGAGTTTCCAATTTGGCAATTAATATTCAAAAAGTATTTAATACGATGCCCATTGACCAAGGAACTGAAAATCAAGAAGTAAAGATTAGAACTATTTATTATGGTATGGAAAAACGAGGTTTAGTTCTTAATGAAAAAAAAAAGGCTAAAAAATCGTTTAGAAATGCCATTAATATTGTAGCAGAGCTTCCACAACAAAAATTTATTAATTTCAAAGTTTCAAAAAATGGTAAATTTCAAATGACGGGTTGTAAATCGGAGGACCATGCCTTGAAAATTGTGAGTCATTTTATTCAACATTTGATGAATCATTGTAGAAGCCATGTAACCTTGGCAAAAAATAATTCCATTTTGGTATTTTTCCAAACTGTCATGACAAATATTGATTTTTCAATTGGATTTAAAATCAATCGACAAAAATTGGATGAACAAATGAATAAAGACACTGTGTACCATAGTTTATTAGAAACTTCATGTGGATATACAGGAGTCAATATAAAATTTCCTCTAGATATAAAATGGTGGGATCTCCAAACTCCAATATTATTTTGCTCTCAAGTGACAGAAAATGAACCTATTCAATGGAAACAACTCTCAGAACCATTATCTACAATGACGGAAATAACCAATGAGAAAAAACAAAAGAAAAAATATAATACATTTTTAGTATTTCACAGTGGAAATATTATCATGAGTGGAATGAAAAAAGAAACCATGAAACGAGATTTTGATATTTTTGTCAAATTATTAAATGATTGGCGACCTTGTATAGAGGAAAAAATATTTGAAAATTAGATTATCCACAAAGGTGGAGATTTTAAAGTCTCATTTTGTAGAGAACATTGAATATTTCCCAAAGGATAGTCTTTTATAGAGCTCATCCAAGGATTAGGAGATACTCTTAAAAAAATATCACAGGAATGAACCGATTGTTTTTTATCGGGTTCTAACCACCATGTTTTTTTATGAGAAATGTAAAATTTATCGTACTGATAAAGAGGGTTTTCAATAAAACGAATCGATAATGGTTTAAAATGATTTAGTTTCGAAACTTTATGATTAATAGTAGCATTTACATTAAACGTAAATTCGTGTAAATTTAAATCTTGTTTAG